TCTAAAAGAACTCTATTTGCTTTTGCTCTCTTTTCTTCAAGAGCAATACGCTCTCTTTCTAATCTTTCTTGTCGCCTTCGTTCATTAATTAGCCTTTGCTGTTCTCTTTGTTGGGCTAAACGCTCTTGTTCTAGCCTTCTCTTCTCAACATTTTCAGGAAGATTATAAATTCTTATTCTTTCTGCTTCTGCTTCTTGTGCTAATCTTTCTCTTTCTTCTTTTGCTAATCGAGCCAATCGCTTCTTTTCTATAATTTCATCTTTACGGTTTTGTCGCTCAATTTGATACTCAGCAAAATCCTTTTGTAGTTGTTGAGACTTAACATAAAACAATGCTAAATCTTTCATTAGATTATCATTAGGATAACCAGTCGTATTAATTTGAGCCTTTGGATTATCAGGGTGATTCCATCTCCAAACGATAGAAGCCATATTATAAAACTCACTACCAAAATTACCGCTACCTCTTTTAATTAATTTACGAACAGGTTCATTTCTTTCTAATTCGGAACTCCAAACAGTATCAACAATGCGTGTATTGTAATGTAAATCCATTTCTTTAATAGCATTAAACATCATTTCAAATGAAGGCCCGTTTTCTTTCCACCATGCTTTTGCTTTCATAGACTTAACACGAACATTAATCCATTCTTGGATTTGTTCATCTGTAATTGCATCAACAGGTAATTGAGTGTCTTCTGCAATTGCTCGCATAATCAAATAAGTATTGATATGGTCACTACCAACACATTCAACAACACCATTTTCAGTATTAACGATTTCAAAATGATAAACTACTGAATGACCACATAAGCACTTACCAATACCCATTTGAGAATTTTCAACCCAATCAGGAACATTATCATCTTGACCCCACCAGACTTCTCCAGTTGCAATCCATTCTTCTTTTGCATCGTCATAATTATCAGCAACCGATAGTTCAACCATTCTTCGCTTTAATACTCTATCCCAACGACCATTACCGAGTTCTCTTTTTGCTACAATTGTTTCTGCCATTTTTATTCACCATTAAATTCTAAATCCTCTTTTTCAAACTGTCTTTGCTCCATTAGATAAGATGTGAGGATTGTGTCCATCTTCTCTTGCAGGTTCTCAATAATACCAGCAATCAATCGCCTATTTAAACTAATCCATATGCGATGGTAGGTATTAAGAACCACTTTTGGCTCATCGTTTTCATTCTGTGATATTACCAATGGTGGCATATCACTTGCATTAATTATTCTAAATTCTACATTACTTGTTTCTTTCATACTAATTCCAACCTTTCTTTATTTAATGAAATAGGGTGTTGATAAATACACCCGCATTCATTTCCTTCTTCATCATACATTTTTTCTAATAAGTTAAAAAAGCAAAATCTCTTTGCTTCATGTGTTGCAGTATAACTTCTTTTATGTATAATCGCATCTGCGCCTGTATAAAGAACAATCGCCCATTTACTAAATCTCTTTTGTAATGAAATCATTATGGCACGAATAAAATTAATCATTGTTTCTTCTGTTGGTTCAAGAACCCCTGAAAAAATCATACCATTCTTTATTTCTTCAATTGTTACTGCATCATTGTTTAGTAATATATTCAATACTACTGTTTCTTGTGTTTCTTGCTTTGTGTGCATAAAATACCTCCATTTATGTTTGTTTGTTGCATTGAAAGTGGCAACAGCCCACAGTATATAAAGGAAGCAAAAAATAAGCCTCGCTACGGGCATAGAGGGAATTGAACCCCCATCTTCGGCTTAGAAGGCCAAAATGCTATCCATTACACCATATGCCCCTAGTGAGTCTTATTCGCTTCTTCCGTAAATATCTGCCAATACCAATGCTTCATTGATATTCTTTGTTTGAATAATAGTTTCAATTCTTGCTAAACTATTATTTTCATCTCTATCTATACCATTAACTATAATTTCAGAAATAATCATAGATAGTTTTTGTGGACTTGCATTAACTAATACTCTACTTAGTTCTTCGGACAAATGCCATTTATAATGTTCTTCTGCATAACAGTCCATACATTCTATTCTTTCCATAACATCATGCTGATAATTAGGAACTAGATAATGACCTTTTCCATTACACTTTTCACAATTAGGATTACCCATTAAAAATCCTCCGTTAAACTAAATAACTTTGTTTTCTTTTGATTCCAATATTGGAGAGAAAGCATAGCAGTAATAAGAATATTATAATTAAAAGCAGATTGATTCTTTCGGAAATCATCAACTGCTATTTCATAAAGTTTCTTAGAAGAGTCTATTTTCTCTTGAACAATTTCTTCGTCCATTTTTTCCCAAACCTCTCCATATTCTCGTTTTAGCGCACCATAAATTAATTCTTCTGTTTCGCTATGTCCATATTCATTCATTTATTTCACCTGCCTTTTCTTTTAGTTCATTCAAACAAGTATAACAATAAGGTCTTTTCTTACTGACTACTACATTACACCCGATACATCTATATTGTGGTTTTATTTTCATTTTTATTCCTCCATTAGTGGCATAGGATATTTTCTAGGCTGAGCATTATTATATGCCGTTGCTCGCCTATTCCATTTGATTGCAAACCAATTTTCAGGAAACCAATCAATAGGTTGTCTATCTTTTCTCCATTCAGCAAATTCCCATTTGCCTTCACGATAATAATGACGATAGGATTCTATTACAAAATCCCATTCATCATATTCAATTCCATACTGAACTCTAGCAGTATTATAGAATACATCACGGTCTAATCTATATGAATCATCCATAGCAATAGTTACTGGTGTCAATTCGTTTGCAGGGAATTGATAATTATTAATAATACTATTGTGTTGAATACAATCAATAATTCGTTCATAAGTTCCATGTTCTTTATCATAACGATGAGTGTATTCTTCGCAAAGAGCCAAACCATGCTGATAAAGCCAATCAAAGTTAGCCAAAGATTGCCTCGCCCAAATGGTTGAGGGGTGGTTTAGCATGGCTGGCTTCATTAATTTTGAGCCAATCTCTTGATGAAATGCCTTAAGTTCTTTCAATTGTGGTTCTTTACCGTGTTCTTGAACATATTGCATACAAAGAATATTAGTATGCAACATTTGACAAGTTTCTGTTGGCATCTTAATTACATGCTTATCAATCATCTGTTCTGCTGATTCAATAGGACATTTTGATAATGCGAATATATTCATTGTTCCATCCCTTCTTGACTGTTTTCTAAATTGATAATAGTGTTAATTAGTTGCTGTTTTGCTTCTTCATAGTTCTTATTATCTAAATGTAGAATAGCAACATATATCATGCCAACAATGTTTTTAAGCATAGTATTTACTATTTCTCTCAGTCTATTACATTGTTCTTCTACTGTTTTTTCAATTTCTTCAATCAATTTTCTCTTATCATCATCATTCATTATTCTTCCTCCATGACTATTTGTTTACAAGTGCATCTATATCCTTTCCAATGAGTTACTGTCTTAATAACATACATCTCCAATTCGCTATCCCATACTTCATCTTCAAATTCAATCTTATCAAAGTCTTTTTCAGTAATATGATTACACTCAGGATGATGATACAAAGCATGGTCATCAGTATAATGATGATTACCTCTATCATAAAATATATCTAAACAATCTTTGCAAGCACATCTCATTTAAATAACCTCCTTGCTTCTTCATAAATCTTGTAATGGTCTTTACGACCACTCATATTCTGTATTTTACAATACTCGCTTCTTTGCTTTGCTACTATTACATCAAGATTCAAGTATTCTTCTTTCCATATTCTAGTTTCTTTAACTATTTCTCTCATTTTCATCTTTCATCACATTTATTTTTATTTTTAAATCTTTTAAACAACTAGCACATATTTCTATTTGCATTTCTTCTAATTGTTCTGTTTCTAAATCAACTGCACTCAATGATAACTCATGCGTTGCTTTTAGATAACATACTTTACAACGAATTATTTCTTCCGTTGTAAAAGGAATTTTACCTAATAGGTTTTTAATCCATTCAAACATATTAATCACCAAAAGGCGGAGGAAAACAAGTCATGTCTTTGAACCCACACTATTACATAATGAAGTTTATTTCTTGTTTTTACTGTAAAAACCCCCTGTGCAGGAAAGTAAAGCATAACAGCAAACTACCTTAACGGTAAGATACGACCAAGCAACCGTATGACGGACTTTCTTTACTTTTATTTCATAAACCTGCTTATCAACCTAAGCATCAACAGTAGCCGCTTAGGGTTGAATAGGTAATTTAGTTTGGTCAGGGTCATAATACCATTTCAAAGGTTTTTGAATGGTAATCTGCACACCCTCACGACTACAACCTAAACAAATATATTTGGTTTCTTCAACCATATTTTGTTCTTCATCTAAGTAATAGTCGTGTCCAATCATTTCTATTTCTTCATGTTTACATATCATATTATCACCTTAATTTAATTCGGGTCTTGGCCCTACATAAAATAAATTCTTTTTTGCTCTTGTAATTGCAACATAAGCAATATTATTTTCTTCCTGCCCACCCAACGGATGAGGCATTCTTTCTGTCGCTAGAATATAAACATTATCAGCCTCAAGACCCTTAGCCTTGTGAACTGTTGAAAGCATAATCTCTCCGTTATCTGCATTATCAAATACTCTTTTAATTTCATATTTGATTCCACCAACTGTTGTGGCTTTATTTACAAAGATAGCAATACAATCCTTCTTATCTTCTAAAGCAAGTGCTTGTGATATTTTATCAGCCTTGATTAGTTTATTATATTCATAATCAAAGTTATCCATAAACATACTCCAAAACTCTTCTGTTCCCATATTGTCGTTCTTTGTAATCTTATCAACAGAAATAATCAATCCTGCCGTCATATCCCTGCCTAAAATATATGCGTTCTTTCCTTGACTAATTAAATCATAGAAAGCACTCACTAAAGGAGCATTATATCTACAAAGAACCATATCGTTTGTTTGAGGATTGAACGGTGCATTCTCAATAACTGTTCCGTTAATTGCATCTTTACGGGCATGGAAATCCTTTACGAATCTATTCGCTTCTTTAACAACCGATGTTGGGCATCTCCAAGAAATACTTAGAGGAAATTCGCTTATTTCTCTCTCACCAAGTTCAAGGCTCTCGTAAAACATGCCAATACTGTTTGAGTCAGCCCCTCTAAATCCATAAATTGCTTGATTTTTGTCACCGACAATAATACATCTTCCACCTTTTACACATTTACGAATCAATTCTCTTTGCGCTTCATTAAAATCTTGCGCTTCATCAACAAACATTACATCATAATATGGTAAAGGATAGTTATTTTCTAATGGTAGCCAAATCATATCGTCAAAATCAACGATATGAGTCTGTGTTCGGCACATCGTCAGAATTGCAGGAATCGCTTCTAAAGCAATTGCTAATTCTCTATCCGATTGAAAACTAATATTGTATTCTTCAATCAAATCCATTATTGCATGTTTATCAGTTCCTTCTGTAAGAGAACCTTTCACTAAAGAAATTAGTTTCTTTAATGGTGTAACATAGAAGTCTTTACCAAGAAGTTCTTTAATGATATTGTTTAGTTTGAATTTATTATAGCGAGTTCTAATTCCTGCTTCTTTTATTGCTGCAAAACCAAATGAATGAAATGTTTTTGCTTCAACATCACTTGGCAATCTTTCTGCTAATTCAGTTGCAATAGATTTGTTAAACGCTAGAAAGGCTGCCTTTGTTCCAAAAGGAAGTCTATTCGCTCCTTCAACAATAGTAAAGGTTTTACCGCAACCTGCACCTGCATTAACAAATACATGGTTATTACTATTCTCTATTGCATTCCATATGTTTTCTTGTTCTTCTGTTCCTGTTATCATTTTTATTACCTCCAATTAATATTTGGGAATAGGTGGCCGAAGGAGGAAAACAAAGTAATTATAGGCAGGAGGTAATAACTTCCTATAATTACTTGATACTTCCCAAAGTCGCCCCTTATCCTCTACTTCGGCCATGTGTATTTTTGCAAACCTTCCTGAAAATTTCTGTCAAATTTGACAGACCCTCCTAACAGAAAAGTTGTTAATAATGAATATAAAGTGCTGAGAGCAGGATTTGAACCTGCGAACCAAATGTGGACAGGAGTTTAAGCCCTGCGCTTTTAACCATGCTCAGCCATCTCAGCGTATTTACTTGAACAAAAAGAAATGATTACTAATTATAATCACACGGATGAAAAACCTCACGCTTTGCATACTGTTCAAGTAATATGCGGGTGGCGAGCCGTATATAGTGCGACCCGCAGGGGGTCAAACATTGATTGAATAAGATTTAATGGTTCTCAATTGAACCATGTAAGATAAATGACCCAAGAAATGAGTCCTACGATGATACTTCCCCAAAATAACTTTAATCGCAAGTTATTGATGGGATTACATCTTTTTTTCAGACAGTAATGACTTGTTGATATAGTTCCTTTATGCACATAAGTTTCTAAAAGATGATTAGAGCCTTCGGGAATATCAATTCCGCACTTTTGGCATATTTCATCTTTTTCGGCTTTTACATATACTTCTTCAACTAAACGCATCACTAATCCTCAAAGAATTAAAAGGGGGAAACACAGGGGAGCGAACTCCCCCATGTTTCGGCTTTACCAGAATAAATTCTGATAATTCAGTTTAAGAATCCTTAGACTCAAAAACCCCGTTGTTCAGGTCAATGACCTGAAGTGCGTCCAAAAACCGCTATTACCTTCATTCATCAGATGGCAAAAGGCTTTCAACTGAACCATCCCAGTTTCCGTCCTTAAACATCTTAGATAGGTTATTACGGGTTCTTTTAACGACTGCTGAAGCATAATCCTCAGCACCCTCGTATGAACCGCCACCACTCTTAATGTGCTTCATGGTGATTGCACCAATAATTGCATCGTGGTTGTAGTATTGAACACTTGCTTCTTCAACAACACCGCAAATGCGGTCAATTGCTACTCTAACGGAAGCAGGAACAGCAGATTTTTGACCCCTTCGGAAAGGTGTTCCATCTCTACCCTTTAATAGAGCCTTTAATGCGCCTAAAGCAGCATCTCGCTCATTTGGGTTGTTCTGTCCTATTTGTAGGTTCAATTCAACAACTTGGCGCAATCCAGCATCCAAAGTCGTGTCGGCTTCAAGGTATTCGTTCACTTCAATAACAAGTGAATCCCATTGTGTGTTATCCATGTTTCTCTAACTCCTGCCCTTTTGGGCTATACTTACCACATTTGATAGGGTATATAAACAACCCTTTGACAAATACCTCCGATTTTTCGTTCAAGCGAAATTACAACTTTTTACTTAGTTACCTGTGTGGGACAAGGGGCATTTTCAACGATTCTATTTTGATTAATTGATTTCTATTTAAATCTGTTAAGATTAATTGAAATGATTTACCTTTTAACAACGGGGCGTTGAAAGTGGGAATTTTTCATGCGAATTATCACCTTTGAGAAGATTCTCAAGATACGATAAAGTTAGATTCTTCGCATTTATGTTGCATAACTAACTAAAAATGGCTGTTTTTGATTGAGGTTTCTCACTTTTCTCGTTTCTCACGATTCTCAATAGGTCTTTCTGTCTATTACTACATAACCCATAAGAAACTGATAGCATAAGTAAGAAGAAATTAAGGGGTAAGTAGTAGTAGAAGAATGAATGAATGAATGAGAAATGAGAAAATTGAGAAAAGTAAAAAAATATATTACTTATGTCTACATAACCCCTAAGATTCTTGCTTGACTTACATTTCTCACTCGCTCAATCGGATGAGAAACCTAAATTAAATCATTATAATATAATATTAATATTAGAATATGAATACGAATTAATATAAGACCAATTGAAAATAAGATAGAGAAAGAGTAACTATTCTGAGGGGTGATAAATTATCCCTGATAGGAGGAATGAATATACTCTCATTTAGGATAAATCTGCGTTTTATGACGCATTCGCTATCATATGGTTGTAAATTGCTTTGCAATTAAGACCCTATATGCCGCAATCAGCCCGTTGTTGAAGTGATACTATGTCTATACAATATGTAAGAACAATGAAGATTAATTACGGAGATAAAATGAACGATTTGGACTTTAACAAACTAAATGGTGCTTTGGCTGAAAAAGGTGTCTATTTGATTGACTCTTTTAGCCGTGTTGATACCGATAATTACGGTTATGTCCATGTTGAAGATAACACTACTGTTTATGGAATTGTTATTGAAGATGAAGTTCAATTTACTGTTGATTATGAATTTGATGCAAAAATAATTACTGATGGTCTTTACAACCTTCACAAAGATTGCCATTACAATGAAATTAATACTACTGTTAAAACCCAAAAGTGGGCTGAGCCTGAAGGAAACCAATTACAATTTACTATGCCTCTTGATGGTGAAGTTCAAAATTTTGACTGTTGGGGTAATAACCACATTCTTTATGAAAATGGTGCAAAAATGTATGCTTTCCTTGACAATGATTATACTGGAATGGTTTTGCGTTTCCGTGTTGTTTGGGAGCAAGAGAATGTTCAGCGAAAAGAAGCCATTGAAGATGCTATGGTTCAAACCGTTCTAAATGACATGGGTAGAATACAAAAAGCCGTCGAAAGCCGCCTTAAACTCAAAAAGTTTGGATATAATGTTGAAGAAGTCGGAATTGATTGTCATTTCGATGCTAAGACCGAATCAAGGTCAGAATGCGCTCCAGACATCATTAAGCAAGTTAGGGAGGCAAGAAAGGGTAATTAAAGCCCTTAAATCCGTAAGACCCCACAGGGGGCAGGGTTATTGCAAAGCATAACCATATGGTTGTAGTTACTTTGTTATGCGAAAACCATATATTTCATTGTTCATGTATTACCGTTGGAAGTCATGAGCCAACAGGGATTGACTGAATACCCTCATGGTCGGGGGTAAAGTGCTTGTTTTCGTGTGGTGCGACATATGAACACCTAATGCCCGTATGGGTGAGGGTTTTCCTCTATGAAAGTGATTAAGGCTCAAAAGGCGCATTCTTACCAAGAATGTTCATAAGCAAGGCAGATAGGCTCTTAAGACATAAGAGCGACCATAAGTGAGTGCGACCCAATCGCATCTATCTTAGTGATACCCAATTCACTATCCCACCCTTTTACTCCATTTATGCCCTTAAGCGAAGAGAAAGCGATGATAGAGGCTGAAAAAGGCACATATGTATAAAAATATCAATTACAATCAGATACTTCCCTGTGCCCCCTTTTGGGGTTTAATGCAAAGCAACACCATATGGTTTTAGAATCTTTGATGATAAAACCCTATATCTCACCAATTACCGTTTATCATGTGCAAAGATTGTGTAAGAGCATTGAATACTATTAGCAAAGGAATGTCCGAGTTTCTCCGAGATGGTTTTGAAAACGCTATTGTGCGAGATATGTCTCCAGAAATGAATGATGAAGAAGGAATGTTCCATTTGTTCATTTATGAATTAGTCGCAGAAACAGCGAAGCATGTCATTGATTTGACCGTTATGGAGGAATTGACTACTCAATTAATGGATAATCTCATGGAGGCCGCTATTGATTCCAAACTACGCAGATTCCAAGATAAGCATGCTTGAATCCCTTTGGCGAGGGTTTTTCCCTCATTTTCCCCTCGCCATCGGGTTATCAAAGCAAACCATATGGTTGTAAATACTTTGGATTTACAACCTTATGAATCATTAAATCCCAATATACGCTTCAAGGGGCGAAAGACTTGAAGAACACAACAGGAGGAATAAATTATGAAGATTAAGAACTGGAACATGAATACAAGCAAGGTTCGGGCATGGGCTGAAAACCAACCCGAATCGGATAACTTACAGGCTGTCCTACTTTCTCTCACATTGGGAGATAATGCGACATCTGATGAACTAAGAAGCACTTATTGGACTGCAATTCGTTCAATTGGCAGCACTATGCCTAATTTTCCGAAGGCTCGTCGTGGGAGAGAATCAACGCTTACCGACAATCAAGAAATTGTATTGGCGACTGTGGAGGAAAAAGTAGCGGCTGCTTATGCATCAATCCCTACTGAATACCATGACATTCTATTGTCTGTAATCGTCCCACACGGGCGAACTGGTGGAGTTTACGCCAGTATTGATGATATGGTCGCACATTACAAGAAACAAGCACATAACTACATTATGCAGTCATTGAAAGACGGTAGAGTGGCTTTGACTGATGAAGGCGAATTTGACCTTGATAAGTCAGGTATGCTACAAATCACCCCTCGTCCGACTAAAGACGAGGATTCCGAAGGAGGTTCGGAAGACGAGTGATTCGGCAAGGATTTCGCCCCTTGTCGCCCCTTGCGGGGGGTTTACACAAAGTAAAACCATATGGTAGGGCTTTGTTCTACCTTACGATATATCACCCATTTTAACGGTTATCATGCGAAAGATTACAGAAGACGCAATAAGAGCATTTAGAAACAGACAGGAATTTAAGCGAGGAAATACTGAAGTTCGGGTTTTTGGGCATCTTTGCCAACTCCGCCTTCATGGAAATGTTATCGCTGAAGATAAAGACGGTGAATTATGGATTACTTCGGCTGGTTGGGAATCAAACACTACAAAAGAGCGACTTAACGGTTTTCCGACTGTTTCAATTCATCAAAAGGATTATCAATGGTATTTAAACGGTAATGTATGGGATGGGGAATGGATATTAATTTAAGTAATACTGTGGAGAGCGTTTTTAATTGTTTTCGCTCAGGTAATAGAGCCACGCATAGGGTAAATGTGCAAATAGCCGAAATAAAAAACAATTCCCGCCTTTGGGTAAAGACAAAGCAATACCATATGGTTGCGCTTTGTGCAACCTTATACATACTACTCATTTAATCGTATATTATGACCAACCAATATAATGTTGCACTTTGCGCTGGACGACACGAAATTAAGACAAATGAGGGCGTTAGTGTTCCTAATGCTATTTATGAGCATATTCAGAATCCTATGGATTTTGATTTCTTGGAAGGTCAGGCTAGCGAGTTTGTGTATTTTTTGCAAGATAACGATGTTGAGATTCTAAATCTTTACATTACTGGTTTAACTCCAGCATTAACTTCATTTTTGGCATTAGCGAGCGAATGGGGAGGAAAAATTACATTGTGGCACTTTGACCGTGAAGATTTCAGTTATAAGCCTCAATACTTTCAAAACTGGATGTAATCCGCCCCTTCGGGGGTATTACCAAAGATACTACCATATGGTTGTAATCGCTTTGCGCTTGTGTAATTACAACCTTATCCGTCATTTGGTCGGTATTAGTGCTTCGGAAGGCATTGAGGCAGATTTCCCCTTATTGGAGGTAATTATTATGAATGAAAAGAATTGGATAAAAAACACAAGTGAAGTCAGTCTATGGCTTGAAAAGGAAGATAGAGGTGATAATGGCAAGGCTATTGAATTGTCTATTATGCTCGGAAACAACAGTAATGACGACGATATGCGTTCAACCTATTGGACGGCTATTAGGTCTATTGGGAGCGTTTATGCGGATTTCCCAAAAGCCCGTCGTGGTCGAGAATCTGCTTTGCCCGACGAAGTGGAGCAAAATGCGATTTCTGTGAAGAATGCGGTTTACGCTGCCTTTGCGGGTATTTCTAACCAAGAAGTCGTTTTGGCTGCGGTTTTGCCACATGGTAGAACTGGTGGTGCTTATGCTGATATTGACGCATTGGCTACCCATTATGCTAAGCAAGCGTATAATGCGCTTGTAAAGGGCTACAAAGAAGGTCGTTGGGATGGTTCTATGAACGGTGAAATCCCTACTATGACCCCACCTGCTGTTAAATCAGCCGAAGGAGGTCAAGAGGAAGAATGATGCGGAAATGCCTTCCGTCGCCCCCTTCGGGGGGTTTCCTCTACGATGGCAAAGCCAAACCATATGGTTGTTGTAATGTATATATAGACTATATATGGTTCATTATAGACGCTAAATGGATTATTTAGGGATGTATGACTCGGAACATAATATTTAACAGTTGCGTGATGCGTTCTATAGAAATCTATTCAAATAGCGCATATAATTCTATTCGATGAAATAAATCTATATATATTGCAATTCATCTCAATAGACTATATACAACCATATGGCTTTGTTTCAAATTTTTTATTTTTGTTCATTTAAATGAATAAGCATCAATTAATCAATTTTAAACCAAAAAGCATTTATTCCACTACTTTAAAACATTAATTAGTTTAGATTAAAGGTTATTCCGAGCATATTATATGCTATGACTTCCACCCATTAAGTGATACAGTATGTCTGCCGAGAAACAGGCATTAACTTATTTAGATGAGATATTCACTATAATACGAGAAACCCTTGAAGATGCTAAACAAAACAGAAAAGATGCTAGACAACTTACTAATTCAGAAGAAAAGGCTTTACAAGAAATATTAAAGAAGATTAAACTAATATCAAAGAATTTAGACGATTATCTTAAACAATTTAGGGTGCAAACTTCATTATACGATTTTAAAGAAGATTAAATATTATTATTTAAACTATTATAATTAAACTATATGTTTTTATTCTGGGAATATAAATCTATATAAAAAAATAAAAACGCAAGTGCCAAATAAATTCCGCCACAAATTTTTGAGATTTTTTTTATTATAACGAATTAACAGGAAAAGGATTAATATGACATGGAAAAAGATTTTAAAATACGATAATGTAGGAAACATGAGTATGAGGCAGTTTGGTAATAGAGTAATAGACGCTTTAGAAGCATTAGGCTTTGAGATTAAATACCATGATTACTACCCTACTGAGAAATTAAAGTATTATGATTCAAATGATTTGAGAAGAATGAGATATAGAGAATTTACTAATTTAAGTGATGAAGAAATGGAAGGATATGACGGTTCTTACAAGCAAGACCAATTTGGGCATGAATTAGTTATTACTGACATGGAAGAACCTTATGCTTATGGTAGTGGATTTGGAGCAGATACTATGACAATTAAGTATTTGCCTGATGATTATGATTTATATTCAAATCCAAGAAACGAAGACTATCCTGTTTTAGTCATAAATAGCCTTAAAGTTCAATCAATTGAATTAAAGACTCAGGGTGGCAAAAAGGAAATTGATGTTGATATTGACACTAAAGAATTTAGAAATAGTCAATCAGGAGTAAGGGAGTTTGTTCAAGGTATTCTAAACTCTTTCAAGAAATACGGTCAGTATGAAGAAGATTATGGCGATATGACCGAACAAGAAATAAGAGAAGAAAGAAACGAAAGAGCAGGACAAAGATTTGCTGCTGGTGCAAGGTCATTAGGATATAGAGATGGCTATTGAGGTGAATAACATGGGAGATTGGGTGGCTATTTGGGAGGATATTCTTAAAGCACCTTATCCTAATCGTTTAGTCGGTAATAGAAAAGAAAGAGGTAATCGTCGTATTAAAGAAGGAACTGGTAAATATGGTCTTTTCCGATATAATGAAATTAATGAATTGATTGGATATAGTGGTATTCGGGAAGAAATAGATGAAGCCTATGAAAAAGAGATTCAAAAGGTTATTAGACGGAACATTAGAGAATCTAAAAAGAAACTGGGTGATAGATATACTCCTGAATTGGAAAAGTATCTTAAAAGAAGAATAACTAAGAAATTGACTGAACAAAAGAAAAAGAACCTTTATGCCACTACTTATGGAGAAGACGCAAAAGCACCTTTTGGAGAAGTAAAGACTAAACCTACTAGATGGTTCACAGGATATAGAAAACTAGGCTATGACCCTAATGATGAAGAAGGTCTTAAAAAACTAATTAATAGAGTTGTAGGTGTTGGTAAAATGCGTTTCGTAGATTGGGAAGAACAAGCCCGAAAAGAACGAGAAAAAGAAAATGAAAAGTTTCGTGAAACTGTTTCTTTGTCTGGTTGGAGCAATTATCCTAGTTTAGCCGATGCTTACAATAAAGGCCCACTTTCAGGAAGAGATTCGGCAAAAGCCGAAAGTGCTAAAATTATTACTGCTCAATCCGAAGGAAAATCAATTGCACATATCATTATCTTAGAAATAAGCGATGGAAGAACTTGGTTTCATGAATTATCTGTTGATAGGGGATATAGAAGAAAAGGTGTCGCAGGTATGTTGATGGAACAATTGATTGAAACTTATGGTAATACTGAAATTACTGGTTTAATTATTCCTAGCGGGAGAATGTCTGAAGGACAATTGGCTCGCTTTTACAAAAGATATGGATTTAAAACTAGAACTGTTCCTACAACAGATGGAACAATGGCTATTGAGATTAAGAGAGGATGAATAATATGTGGAAAGATATAATTAAAAATGAAAAGCAAGAGCGTATAGCCCATGTTAAAAAATACCCATTTACTAAAGATTACCGATATGGCCGTTGTCAAGCAAATGATGGAACAGGCTGTATTAGAAATCTACAAAGTCCTGAAAGAAGGGAATATGCTCGTTCAAAGCCCGATGGTAAAACTTGTATGTATTGTGAGGATGACCATTACAGATACGGTGATGTTCCTAAAGAAATTTGGAGTTCTGAACAATGGAAAAAGGGCGACAAAGAAACAAGAAGAAAGATGTTGGATAAATATGTTAAAAGAAATCCAAGATACAATATGCGAGATTTTGAACCGTTTTGAGGGATATTATGACAAGGTGTAAATTATTAGATGCGTGGCTCGATGTTCAATCAAAGAAGATTGATGAAAAAGAAAAGAAAACAGGAAAGGATATTATAGCAGGTGTTTTAAAATGAAATGGCAGAATATTTTAAAGAATGATGAAAGATTAGATTTAGAAGTGCAATTAGATAGGGCACTTGAAGAATGGGGAATGGAACTGGATATTAGCGATTTTGAATACTTTGCTGATAGAAACGGCCCAAATCTTTCAGGAATAGAAATTGAAGTCACTTTTGAGGATTCATATGAAGGAGATGAAGATTTATCTCAAGAAGAAAAATTAGAACAAGATGCAGGTCATTACCGAATAGAATTTAGAACTGAAAAGGGCGATGAATTTGCTATGGCAGATTATACTTATTATAATGGATATGAAGTCCATGAATTAGATACTGGAATGTTGGAAACAAGTGAAATAAAACAAGTTTTGGAGGCATTACAATGAGTTGGAGAGATATAGTAAGAAAGAACAAACCAGATTTTTTAGATTTAGATAAAGATGGCGATAAGAAAGAGCCGATGAAAGAAGCGGCTAAAGATGCTAAAAAGAAGAAACCTAAATCTAAAAATCCGTTTACAAGGAAGGATTGAAAATGTCTTGGAGAAACCTATTGAAGTCTGATGCTCAAGAAGTAGTAGATAATATAGGTGAATTAAGAGATATTTTGGAAGACTTGGATGAAGCAGTTAGAAGTTTCAATTCTGGGGAAATGATAGATTCAAAGGAATTAAAAAGCACTTTAGAAGATTATGTTACTCGTAGCATAAAAGTTCAAAGTGCCTTTTCACAAATGGTAAAAAGAATAGCGAGGTCTTAACATGAAATGGTTTGATATTATTAAAGTAGAAGACATTGACTTTGACAAAGATTTAGAGGCTTTTGGTCAATATGGAGAAGGAATAGATGTTAGTAACCGACAGGATATGGACAAATTAATGAATAAATTAATAATGAGTTCTGTATTTCAAAGTAAAAAACCCGACATAAAGGATTTTGTTAAAGAAAAAATTAGAATTAACCATGTAAGAATTTACGACTATCTTAAAGAAAAGTTAGGACGAGAACCAACAGATAAACAATTAATTGATTTCATTACAAGAACAATTATGCATGAAGGAACTCATGCTGCTATGGGTTCAGAACAAGATTCAATGGCGGAACATCAAGCAGAATATGGAGCATTTACAGGACAATTCCCTGAAAGCACCTACATTAGATTATTAAATTTTGTTAGACACCCTGCTACAAGAAGAATGCTTTTCCCACCTGAACTAGCGGCTATGTTTAATATGAACATGAAAGATATTAGGCGAACTCCCGATATTATTGAAAAGGTTGAAGAACTTCTTGCTTATGTTGATGGAATAACTGAAGATATACCATCAGGTAAAAGTAAAGATTCAATAAAAGAAAAACTGACTCGTTTAGAAATAACAGCGAGACAAAAGGGAGAACCTATTGTTAGAGAGTGGCCTCATCAAAATATTAAAGAATATTACAGGTTTGCATTGAAACGCTATGGTGATGAAAATAAAGAATTATTAGATACTTTAGCAAGAGCAAACGGACTTGACCCTAATGAATTAAAAGCGGCTATGGCGGTAACTACTACTTCTGCACCGACAATGTTCAATAGAAAGGTTGTGCGAGGAAGAAAAAAGAAAAAGAGGGATGATTGATGGTTAAAGAAAAGAAAAACTTTAATCCTTTTAAGGGCAACAAAGTGAATCAAAAATTGAAAAATTCTCGCTTTGTTGAAGAATTTAATACTTGGAGAGATAATTGTAAAAGTATAGGAAGTGGTGATTTATACACAAAGACTGTGCCTAATCTATATATGTTTTTAAGAAGACATTTTGTTGCTCCTTTTGTTAGAGCAGGTAGCCGAAATAAACCAATGGAAGGAGAAGGAGTAAATGAATTATTAACTATTATTGAAAAGGCAGTTGATGATGATTTGTTTACTGTTGGGAATGCAAAGATTATCAAGCAGTTAGCAGTTGTATTAAAAGAATATAAAGATACAGGAGAAGATGCTGGCGGAGAGGGTATCGCTGCTGACCCTGCATTTATTTTGTTTACTGAAAAAGTAAAAGGTAGGGGCGGTCAAAAATTAAGAGATAGAACAGTTCAAGGACACTATAATAGAGCCGCACCTAAAGATTGGTTTGCAGGAAACAATGCACCCCATCAAGCGTTATTCTCAGAAACTTCTACTAAATATGCAAAACCGAGAGGATTGTTATACATCATGGAAGACGCTACAAAGGAATTTGATAACCGTAATACAGATGGATTTGCTGACATTGAACTTGAAATAGATTCAATTCCAGATGATTTTGATGCAGAAGACTTTGAAGAAATTAGTGCAATTGAAAAGTATTTTGATGCAGTAGTTAGGAATACAGCCTTTTGGAATGCTGGAGGAAGATTACAAGTTCCTAAGTTAAGAAAAGATTTTCAAAGTCAAACTTTCAGGCTAACTGAAAAAGACCAAGAAATTATTAGAGATTTAGCAAGATTAGGTAAAAGAAATGACCCCGATGCAATAGCAGGTAAAGTAACTGAATTTAAATTAACTGCTACTGCTTTACCTTTAATTACTTTGGTTGATAGAGCCTTAAGAAGAAAAGGAACTAATAAAGCCCCTAACGGTTATAGAGCGTGGCAAAATTCAAGAAAGACTGGTTTTGATTATAGAAAAACTGCAAGAGAAAAGTTCGGAGATAATGCAAAAAGCCCAGACATGAAAGTAATTTCTAAAATGTGGCAAACGAATCTTTGGAGATAATACTATGTGGAAAAAGATTTTAAAAGTTGATTTTTCGGAAGCCCGTAGATTAGGAGATAGATATGCTCCTGAAGATATGGATGCTGCTAGAAAAGAAAAGAGCGAAAGCCTTCAAGGACAATTAAAGCCAGTTATTTTAAAGACTTTAGAAATGTATATGAAAGAAATGAATGAAAGAAACATTAGTGTTTTTAGAGATTCTATGTCCAGTCTATTAAGAGAATTTCCTAATCCTCCCCGCTTAAGTCGTAGCACTACTACTGAAGCAAAGAACGATAATAAAAAGAAAATACTTGATTACTTCAAGGAGTGATTACTATGACTATTAATCGTAAAAGATGTGGCATGTGCCAACATGAAGATAGAGAAGAACTTGAGTCTATGTTAGAAACAGGACAAACAACCTGCGATGAATTAGATGCACAGTTTGATTGGAGAAGTGGAACTGCCGCCCAACATCAAAGAAATCATATGGGTAATTACACTAAAGCATCAAATCCTCGTTGTAAGTTATGCACAGACCCAATGAGGAAACACTATGAACTTGCGATTAAAGAAGGTAATATATCAACGGAGGCTGTTTCTTCGGCCTTAGACATGACAAAAGAACAGGTTCAAAGACACATTAAGCACCACTTAACGCCAATCGTGCAGCAATCCGCAGCCGCTATCATAGCAAAAAAGGATGTAAATGAAGTTGAATTGCTATCAAACAATGTTGCTAAGTTAGATATGCGTTTAGAGCAGGTCTTTAATGATTTAGGAAATGATTTAGACCCTAAGATGATTGATGCCTTAACTAAGTTAGCAAGAGAGATTAGAGAATCTTTAAAGTATCTTATGGAATTTAAGGGTAAATTGATTCACAAGCGACAAGATACAATTATTGTCGCACAAATGCAAATTGTTCAAGAAGTGCTTGCACAGAACAATCCTGAGATTTGGCTTGATATTAAGAAAAGAATGCAGGAGAGATTACAATGAGTTGGCAATCTATTCTTAAAATAAGTCAAGATGATGCTTGGAGAATGGTTCAAGCACATATGGCTGAAGATAGAATAATGCGACCAAAAAGAAAAGAAAATCATCCCCTTCGCCAAAAAGAGAAACAATTGTATAAAGATTTAAGAGCAAGATTAACAAGAGAATTAGGCCCAGAACCTAAAGAACCTAAAGATTACATACATGACCATCCTTATTACAAATGGCACAGAACATGGAATGATTCACCCGAACAAAAGGAAATATGGGCAATACAAAGAAAAATAGATTTTGAATACCAACATGGAGTGGGTTTCTTTCAAGGGCAAGAACCTGAAGATATTACACCGTTTCATGGATTTAAACAACCTAAATTTGATGAAGCCTTTTATAGAGAAAAAGGTTATGAACCTCCACAAAATAAAAAACACATGAAAAGGGATTAAAATGACTTGGTGGGATATAATTAAAGTTTCCAAAGTGAAACGAAAGATTAAACAGAAGATGAAAGAACTCGGCTATAAAATAGTTGATGAAGATGATTCAAGAGCGCATGGAGGCGCAATTGCTTTTCTTGAACCATATCCACATGAAGGACATGAAAAGATTCACCCACACAAGTATTTTCCAGCAGGTTCTCCTAAGAATTTACCGAATCTTTTAAGAAGATTACCTGCAAAACTTCGCAATCAAACAAGAAGGGGATTTAGACCAAAGACGGGAAGTATTAACTATGACGACTATTTAAGAGAAAGAGGGAAGGCTTAGAATGAATTGGTTTAATGTTGTCAAAATTATCGGTATGCCTATGAGTAGGATATTTTTATCCAATATCGTAGTCAATAGAGCCGAGTTTGAAAACACATTAAACAAATTAAGAAGCCTACAAAAAGTTCCTAGTCGTCTTCAAGGCATAATAAATAATGATAAGTCACACAAATCTTATTATGATGAAGGAGTAAAAGCAAATACTACTGAAATTGACCTGTCTGAAGAAGAATCAAAAGAAATGTTTGATGAAATGCTACAAATTATGGCAGAAAAAACAAAAGAATTTACTCCTAGAAAATATTATACCATTGAAAGGACTAGAAAATTACTTTCTGAAGCAATTGAAGCCAAAAATTCTGATGAAAAAGACAAAGTTGCTGAAATTGTGTTAGAGATTATCGAAAATAATCCTTCAAGAGCGCAATTTTGGGCTGAAAATATCCCCGAAAGAGAAAGATTGGACTTTTTAAAAGAATATTTAGAAGAAACTGAAGGAAAATCCCATCTTTTCTTTGAAAATCCACCTTCAAACAAGAAAATTTTAACAGATTTTGCTGAAATGATTGGCGGAACAGTAAAAGATGACAAAATTTTAGTAAATTTTGACTCTCAAACCGATTTAGTGCGAATTTTGCGACCCCAAGACCAAGATTCCGAAGAAACAATCAAATTAAAAGATAAAAAACTTAAATTTTACAATGAAAACATAAGACCTCTCAAACCTAAACTCAAAAAAGGAACAGTAACTACTACAATTGATTCAAGATTGCTAGAAGCAAAAGAATTGAACATTAGAGGGGCTAAATATCAGATTGTTGGAGAGTTTGACGAGCGTTCAGTCTTTAAATACATTGAAATTGTTGAAGGATTAAAAAATTCTAAAAGAATATGGATGCCCAAAGAACTCGCTAATGGTGATTCTTTGCCTAAAGATGATGGATTAATTTTTCTTCCAAGACAAAGCGGAAATGTTAAGTCTCTTATCCTAAATCCTTATACTTCTATTATTCTAAACAGTAGTTTTGGTGATAAAGACTCATGGTTCAAAACATTTTTTGGTGCTTTGCGAACAAATGAAGTTTTAACTGATGATGAAGTAGAACAAATAATTATTGATGATATTTCTCTTGCTTTAATAAATAATAGTGATGAAAGTAGATTAAAAATAAGAACTGCGTCTTTTTCAAGACTACCTAAAATAAGAAATCTTATTTTAACTATTACTGACCAAAGGACTCTTAAAAAAAGATTAAATGAAATGATTAGACAAATTATTTCTGAAAATCAAGGAGAAGGTAGTTTAGGAGAAGAACTAACTAAAAAGAAACTATCTCTCCGTAGGGAACAACTTTCTTTACTTGATAAATACTTTAGCATAAAAGAGGGCGATAAAATCGCCCCTCTTTTAAAAGAAGAATATGGCGAAGATGATGTAGATATTTTATATTACGATTCAGGAGGAAATCCTGTTGATTCTAAAAATGATGCTTTTTATGTTGATTTTGATATTTATGGGGATAGAATAAATCCTTCTAACATCAAAGAATATATACAGAAAGAAATCAAATTAACCGAAACCCAAAGAAGTAGGCCAGCAAGAGGACTTGAACTCGCATTAAAAGAATTAAAAGGCCTTTTAGAAAAATTACCCGAATCTGATAAATCTAAACAAATAAAAGACAAACTAAGAGAATCCTATAAAAAAGATATTGCTAGACTAGAACAAGCAATAAAAGACAGAAAGGATAAACCTGCATCTATTAAAGAATCAGAAAATAAAATACAACAACTAAGACAGGACTTAGTTAGACCAACTAATTTTGTTGATTATGTTATTTCTGTTGCTTCTAAGGAATCCATAAATAAATTAATAGATACTCCGCTAAGTAGTGCTTCTTCATTAGAACAGATTAGCCCCAAAAATAGTTTAATCTATCTTACTTACATGGCGGAACGGGTCGCTGACGATGTAGTGGGAGAAGCGTTTAATAAAATAAACGATAACCCCAATTCAGACGAGGCGAAAGAGGTTCTTACAAAACTTAATGATGAAATACCTAAACTATTAGGGGATATTAAAACAAATGTCATTGGTGCATTCAAAAACCGACTTCAATTCTTCTTAGATAATTACGGACAAAAATTCCAAAATAAAACTAATAAAATTCAAGTAGCACCAGCACTTAAAGCATTTATAAACGCTAACATGATTCAGGAGGTTTAGTAATGACATATACAGATGATGATTTAGACAGAATTATTTCTTTAACTGGTGGCGCAAAAGGCAAGGCCATTAAAACAATAATGGATAAAGAAGTGGACAGGCTTAAATTAGAAGCACAAAGAGCAGATGATGAAGAAGAAGCCCGCAAATTGATTCCTGAAAAGAGAAAAAAATATAAAGATGCTCTAATGGAAGCAATTAAAACAAGAAAGCAAACTACTGGAAAAGGAACAGGGCAACTTAATGTTTTAGCAAAAATTATTGATATGAACATTTTTCACAACGGAAATCTTATTTCAGCCGCTACTCTTGTTGAAAATGATTTAACAGGACAGTTAGAGATTAGAAATCCAAAGCCTAAAATCTTTGAAAATAATGCTTTTTCTTCTGAATTAAACGCATCTGGAAATCTAGGACGCAACCTTAAAAGAATAAAAGAAATAATTGAAGACCAAAATGTTGAAGCGAAAGATGTTGAGATTACAAGTAATTTTCCAGTAGATAGATTCTTAGGTTCTATTGATGCTTCTAAAGGAAGTAAAAGAAAAGATATTTATGATTATTGGAACTCTATTGCTAACATATTTCCTGAATTAAAGAAAGATGCTGAAGAATTATTGGATGCTGTAAGCAAAGATGATGATTTACCTCAAGAACTGAAAGATGATTTTGAAAGAATCTTTGATATGGAAGATTTTGACAGATTAGAATATGTTGCAAAATTCCCTCTTGCTAAGGGAGAAGTTCTTGAAGCAAGGCATCGTTTCTTTAATATCGTTGCAGGATTAATTTCTGCTGAAAGACTATTTGATGCTGAAACAATTAAAGGTAAAGGATTTGACGATGATGATGTAGGGGCGGGGGATATTACTGGTGAATTAATGAGAGAAATGGCTCAAGGTATTGAAGATGCTATTGACTCTAATATAGGATATGATTCTAAAGACCCTCAAAATAATACTACTCCTAAAGGATGGAATGATGAAATTGATATGACATTGATTGATGAAGGGGTAGAATGGCTTAATGATGTTTCTATTCTTCAAGCACAGGCTGACCCATTGTTAATGTATGAAAACAACAGGGGAGGAAAACTTCTCTCAATAACCAAAGAAGGAGAAGAAGATTTAGTTGATTTATTAGATGCTGCGCTCGATGAAGTAGAAGAAGCAGAAGAAAGAGATGGAAAAAGAATAACAGGATTTACCACTTCTTTAGACTTTAAGACTGACCTTGAAAATTGGTTAGAACAAACAAAAGACACTCTTACTTTGGATAATGATGTTGAATTTTGGTTGCCTATATCTGTAATGGATAATGCTGATTTTGATGATTTATACCCCGATACAAAATATTTTAATGGTTTGTCTGGAGAATTTATTAATCTTGATAATCTACAAGAAATAGAAGATTTCTTTGAAGATATGTATGATTTACTTTCAAAAGGCATTATTGCTTATGCTTCTGACATTAGAACCTCTAAAGGAAGAAGAAGGGGAACTGATATGCGGGAAACCATGCGTGGAATTGGTAGAACTAATAGATTAGCCCAAGCAGCAAAAAGGCAGTATAGAAAAGTAGAATCAATAGATTCAGAAATAAAAGAAGATTTGTTAAGTGATTCTATTAAAGGAGCGTTAGAAAAGTTTATGGAAACTGCTTTAGATTATTACTTTACTCCTGCATATAGCGGTAGATTGACTATTCAAATACCGAGTTTCATGGGAAGTATTGGAGGAAAAGTCATGCAAACTCTTTCTTTAGATTTAGGACTCGAAACCGTCATGTCTGGTTCTTATAAAAAATTAATGAGAGGTTCTGCTAAATCTTTCAAAGCGACTGATTTAAAAAATATAGCAGACTTCTTAGAAATGATTTTCTTAAAATCTATTAAGATTGATGCTTTCCTTATTGCATCTGCTGAAAGAGCAGCAAGGTCATTAACAAAAATATTTGGGAAAAGGGAAGAAAATAATCAATATTTTGCTGGTTTAATCCATCACTTTATGGTTGAAACAAAAGATAGAGAAAGAGAAAATAAAAAGTTTAATGGGACTCCTATTAAAGAATTAGCGGAGAAGTTTGACTTCGGTTATCGTTCAAGGAGAGCATATCCTATATTTGCTTTACCTCATTGGTTAGACATGAATCAAGGATTGATTACTCAAAAGAATCCTAGAGCAAAGTCTGAATATAATAGATTAAAAACTGTCTTTGAGCAAGTTCAAGCAGATTTACCCGTTCTTATTCATAAGATGTTAGAGGCGCACGATGTTATTCGTGAACAATTAGGTTTACCTGTTATTCATGGGTTCTTCCCGTTAAACACTATTGGTTATGATACTATGATAAATAAGATGCAAGTAGAAGATAATATAGACTTAAGCACCTATGAAGTAGAAACAATAGTTAAAGCGTTAGACTCACATCAAAATATCTCAAAAGAATTTGGAATCAGCACAGAACAAGTTTATGCAATTAAAGCACACTTTAGGTGATAATATGACATGGGAAGAAATATTAAAGAAGAAAAAGAAGAAATCTACTGTAAATCAGTCTGGAAACTATACAAAACCTGGAATGCGGAAAAGAATCTTTAATAGGATTAAAGCAGGAACAAAGGGCGGTGCAGCAGGTCAATGGTCTGCAAGAAAAGCACAAATGCTTGCTCAAGCGTATAAAAGGGCTGGTGGTGGCTATAAAAATTAATTGGCGTAAAATTCTAAAAGCCAAATCAAAAAGGCAACAGGATTTATCTACTTGGACTGATGAAGATTGGGGAAGTGCTGAACAACACCGAGCAAAAGCAAAAGGAAAAAAAGCACCATCTAAGACTAAAGGAAGATATATGCCGAAATCAACCTATCAAAAAACAGATAAAAAAACCTTAAGGTATCAAGACGCAAAGAAGAGAAAAGGTCGCAAAAAAGGTATTCAGCATGTTCCAACAGGAAAGAAGTTTAGTCAAAAGTGATTATGATGTGGCAAAAAATCTTAAAGGCTGACCCAAAGAAAGGAACAGGCAAGAAACCAAAAGGTTCAGCAAGAAGATTATATACAGATGAAAACCCAAAAGATACTGTTCCTGTGAAGTTTAAAACAGCAAAAGATGTAAGAGAAACATTTGCAAGTTCAGCGTTCAAATCAAAGACACATAAGAGACAATCACAAATAATTAACTTAGTTGAACAAAGAGCAAGAGTAGCGGCTAAAAGAGCAAAAGACCCCGAAGCAAAAAAGAGATTAAATGCTGCACATAAAGTTGCTTTAGCAAGAAAAGAATCAAGCAAAAGAAAAACGGAGAGGATGAAAGCATGAGTTGGAAAAACATACTAAAAGCACAGCCTTTAACGCCCGAAGAAGAAAAAGAAGTTCAGGAGTTAATGCGATTTGAAAATCTAATGCGTGAAGAAGCAGAAAAAAAGATTAGAAGAAAAGCAGGTAAAATGGCAAGGCAAAGGCTTCCCGTTGGAAGAATGGTCAAAGAAGATATTGAAGAAGAAATTCTTGAAGAAGTAAAGGAAGAAGGTGGGGCTTTAGGCATGAAAAATCTAAAGGATATTGCTGATAAGAAAAAACTGAAAGAAACTATTTCTGATATGAAAGAAGAAGGAAAGTTGTTTGAGCATAAACATGGAGATTTCTATACGCATCAGCCAAAGTAGAGGGAATTAAATGAGTTGGTTTTCTATTCTCAAAAAGAGAAAGTGGGAAGGAACACTTTCCAAAAAGAAAACTAATATGTTAAAAAGAACTCCTAAAATTAAAATAAATATTCCTAAACTTAGTTATCCAAAAGAAGAAACAGAAATACCAGCGATAATTAAAATAATGAGTAAAAAGAAATTAAATCCTAAACAAATGAAAGATGCTGACCTTAAACCTGAAAAAGAGATGTTTGATATTGTAGGTGCAGATAGAAAAGACTATGAAGATTTAATTAAAGATATAAACTATTATGCTATGTCATTAAAAATGAAATATCAAAGACCCCGACCACATCAGATAAGTGATAAAATAGGTTCAACCAAAACAAAAACAGACGATACTCCTGCATTTCCAAGTGGACACTCAATGGCGGCTCATGGTTTAGAAAAAGCGTTAGGTAAAAAATACCCCAACAAGAAGAAAGAATTAAAAGAAATGGCTGATAGAATTTCACTATCAAGAATACAGATGGGAAGTCATTATCCAAGTGATATTCAAGTAGGAAAAAAATTAGGTCATATGATAGGTGATGCTTATGAATGAATGGCAAGAAATTCTTAAAAAGAAAAAGAAACCCTTCAAGGGTTATAATAAAAAAATTCATGCAAGAACAGGCGGATTAAGTGCTAAAGGTCGTGCTAAGTTTAAGCGTGAACAAGGTTCTAATTTAAAGCCACCAGTTACTACTAAACCAAGTAAATTAAAAAGAGGCAGCAAAGCAGCAAAAAGGCGTAAATCTTTTTGTGCTAGGTCAAGAGGATTTAAACGGGCTGATGGAACTTACAGCGAAAAAGCCAAAGCAGCAAGAAGAAGGTGGAATTGCTAGTGAAAGTTTTACCTGCGATATTTTCATATGAAGATATGAAAAGAAGGTTTGCTCAGGATAATCCTGACGACCCATATACTCGCAGGGCTGATTTAGAAAGTGGTATTTATGAATTAGATAGTTGGCTTATTAGAGTTGATGATAACGATAAAGCCATTTCAACAGTTGGTTTCAAGGAACACCCATCACATACCGTTGTTGGTGGAATGTATGCTACTGAATATGGAGAAAGTATAGGTGGTAATAGCAAAGCATTACAAGATGCAAGAGAACCACAATTAAACCCATCAAAACCGTTAGTTGCTTCTTTTAAACATAGGCGTGGAGATAATGCCCGTTGGATTGCTAATGCAAAAAAGAACGGCTGGTCTTTTCCAGATAGTGAAAATTGGGAGCAAATGAGCAGTTTATTACCTAAAGATGTTCTAAATGCTTGGCTTTCAAAATATCCCGAAACTATGGCTATTCGTCCTATTCGTGATGAAGGACAAATGGCTAAGTGTGTTTATCTTGACGACCCTACCCCACAATGGTTTAGCCTAATGAAAAGCAATTACAAAAGACAGTTAGGCAGTTCAGGTTTTAATGTTATTAGAACAAGTGATGGTAAAAGAATGAATAGTAAAGGTCTTTCTCGTTCTCAAGCAAAATCTATGATTGATGATTTAAATTCAGGTAAAGATGTTAGCCGTTATCAAAAGAAAAAGAAATCTATTACTGGTGGGTGGAAAGGACAATTAAGAAAGTTTTATCCTAATCATCTATATGGACAAGACCCAAGACCAAAAGACAAAGCATCAGAAGGTTATGCAGAAACAAAGCAATTTGATAAAACAGGTATTATTTTTATGCCTCACTTTATGCATTCTAAAAAAACTAGATACCGTAATCTAAGACACCGACCAATTGATTCAGCCATAGAACAGACTTTGTTAAATCTATCCGAAGGAAAGTATTGGTGTTATATTAATGATAGTCCTAGTGATAAAAGTTATTTGATACTAGAAGTATTAGGTGCTTCTAAAAAATTACCTAGAACAAAAGTAACTGTTAGTTCTTTATTAGATGATAAAGGTAATAATTATACTAAAGCAATAGCAATAACCCATATTAATGACGGGCATCCTTATCCTCCGTATGAAAGATTAGATATTTTATATAATGGTCTTAAGCGTAATCATAGAGAAAAAGGTTCAAGAAGAAGACCTGATGAACCAACAAATCCGTTTAATATGGGTGGTAGAAGATGAATGAACTAGAAGAGTTCAATTTTGAACATCAAATGGATATGGAGTTATCTAAGAACTCTTTTCCATATTTCTTTCAAAATGTATTAGGTTTTGATTTTCCTCCTTATATTCAAGAATGGCATAAATTAATGAACTCTACACAAAGAACTGTAATTATTTGTTCAAGAGACCACGGAAAATCTGTATTTATGCATTCATGGGTTGTATGGAAATTAATTTTTGAAGAACCCCCATATCAAATGCTTTATATTTCTTCTAACCAAAAACAGACTTTAGTTCACATGAGAGACATTGATAAAATGTTTCAACACCCAATGCTTAAAAAGTTTAAACCCGCAAGAGGTTGGGCTATTGGAAACATTACATTAACTAATGGCAATCAAATACTTGAAAGGTCGGTTGGTTCACAGATTCGTGGATTACACCCTCAAGAGATTGTTATTGACGACCCTTTGAAAGAGTTTAGTATGACTGGTATTCAAAAGGTTACTGATTGGTTTTATGGCGACATGATACCAACACTTCACCATACGGCTTCATTGAGGGTAATAGGAACTCCGTTTAGTTATACTGACATTTATCAGCAATTAGCAGAAAATCCAGCATATACTGTAAACACTTATCCATGCCTCAATGCCCTCAATGAACCCCTTTGGCCTGAAAGATGGAACTATGAAGCATTAATGGCAAGAAAAGCAGAAGTAGGTTCATTGATGTTTACAAGAGAATATATGTGTGTTCCTATTTCAACAGGAACTTCTCTCTTTAATCCCGAACATTTAGATAATGCTAAGAATAAAGATTTAGTCTTAAAACCAATGAAAAGAGAAGGATATAAATATTTTATTGGTATTGACCCTGCTATTTCTACTGATGGTGACTACAATGTAATTACTGTTATTGAAATGGATGCTGAAGAAAATAAATCAATAGTTTATGTAGATAGGTCTAAGAATGTTCAGTTTAGAGAGAACATACAAAAGGTAAAACTTTTAGGTCAAGTATTTAGACCAGAAGTTATTTTGTTTGAAACAAATACATTTGCTAAATCTTTTACACAAGAATTGCGCCAAGTCGCTGACTTAAATGTGCATGATTTTAATACTACTCGTAGAAAGAAACAAGAAATAATTTTAAACTTGCAAATGACTTTAGAAAATGGTAAAATGAATTTTCCATACGGTAATGAAGAAAGTAGAAAAGTAACTTCTGTTTTAGTTGAAGAACTATCTATGTTTGCTATTACAGACAAAGGAAAGTTTGAGGGAATAGGGGCGCATGACGATATGGTTATGAGTCTTGCTTTAGCGAATGCGGCCACTTACCAAGCGTCAGAAACCTTCATACTCCTTGATGATTTAGGTTTGTTTGACGATGATTCAAATGCCGTAAAACGGCCAGTAAAGAACGCCATAGGTCTTAATTTTTGAGGTATTTATATGACAGAACAAGCAGACAAATACCGACAAGCGGCTCAACAAATGGAGAGATTAGCCGAATTAGATGAAGAAGAAGAAAATATGAAGGATTCTATTCAAAGTCAATTAGGAATAGAATTAAAGTTTATTTTTACTGATAGTGCGGTGTTATCTGAGCATGAAGAAATATCTAAAATTTCTGAAGTGTATGGATTAAATGCTACTCAGGCAAGAAAAGAATTGAATGTTTTTCCTGATAAATATGTTATTCAAGACCATAGCATACCTGACTTGGTTAGAAAAATGAGAAAGGCTCGTCGAAAATTAAAAGGGGAGCAACGAGATAAAATGCTAAAGGCCATTAATACTATGATTGATGCTTATTCAGACCATTTAAATAAGTGCATTGATTCTATTACATGGCTTACTGATTATACTATACCTCTTAAAAAGATGAGATATAATGAAAAAGATTTACATAAATTATATACAATGAAAAGTGTTGATGAAAGAAGGGAAGTTGTAGATTCTCTTTGCAAATACTGGGAAGCAGAATTAAAACAAACTAACATGGCTTATGGTAAAGAATATAGTGATTTGCATAAGGAAATGAAAACTGCAAAGAAAGAATTTAGAGATTCATTGGCAAAGGTTTCTAATCAATCTATTACTAAGTCCAAAAAAGAAAGACAACATGATTTTATTTTAAAAACTGTTTGTGAAAATCCAGGAATTAATGCTAAAATGATTCATGAAAAAATGCCAACGCCTTTATTTAAAATATCTTCTCCTAATTCTATCTCACAAGCGATTAAAAAATTAGACATTATTTCATTGAAAGGTAGTTTTTACAAAGCACCTTCTATGTTAAAGAAAAACATTTGGGCTTATACTGCCGCATTTATTGACTCCGATGGATATATTACATTAGACCGCAATATGAATCCTAGAGTCGGATTAGTTGCAACAGGACAAAGAGGCCGAGCATTTATGGAACAAATGCATAAATCAATAGGTTTTGGAAGAATGCACTTAGACCAAAAATCTCCGCAAGATACTAGACTAATTAATAGATTAAACTTTTATTCTCAGGCAGATGTAACAGAATTATTAACCAAGTGCTTACCTCATTTTAGATTGAAAAAAGGTAATGCTAAATTATTACTTGAATTAATCCGCATGAAGAAGTCTTACAAAAAAGCCGATTGGTATAAGCAAAGATGTGATGAAATTTTTAAATTAATGAAATGGGAAAATCATAAAGACCATGTTGGGTTTGATTGGTTAAAAGAAGGAATTTATCTTGATGATATTCAAAAATACAAAGATAATTGTAAAATGTCTGTTATGGATTCGTTAGAACAAATAGGAACGGTGATTTAAATAGCCACTTATTGTGGCATATGTTATTCAACAGGTGAAACATATCCTTTCGGGTTTTGTAAAAAATGCTGGATTAAAAACGGAAAACCAAAAAGAATGGATGGAACAAGTAATCCAATAGGTGAACATGATGATAATTAAAAGCATGAGTTGGAGAGAACTCCATAGGGGAATAGTTTCGGATGAATTACCTGAAAATAGAGCAAAATATGTTAGATTTACTAATCTTGCTAGTATTAATAAAAGAATGGTTATATATTATTTAAAGAGAGGTTATCAAAGACCTGAATTAAGAAATTCACTTTTAAAGGGAATTTTAGATGAAATGCTTCGTTCAAGTAATGAAAGATATGACATAGAGGATAGAGGGCAACCATAACCGAAGCGTTCATAGGCGAGAATAGCATAGGCGATAAATAGGGGGTGTAAGCATGGCAAGTGAAAAAAGAAGATTTTCCTTTACTAACTTATTTAGGCGACAAACTCCCAAACCTGCGGATAGAACAGTCTATAATATGGGTATTCAAGAAAGAGAAAACCGTCATATGATGACTGGCCCATTACTGTATAATATTATGAATCAATCAGTAATAGGTAGAACTTGTATTACTCAATTAAAACAAGAAGTTTTTCGTAGAGGGTATATTTGGGAAAAAGCCTATGAAGCAAGATGTAATGATTGTGGAAAAGAACATAAAAGACCTGTTCAAGAATGCGCTCGTTGTGGAAGCACTAATTTAAAAATACCTGATGAAAAACAATTAGAATATGCTGAAAAGTTTATTGAAGGTTATGTTAATAATTCTGAACAATTATTTATTGATGTATTACAGGAACTAGAGGATGATTTAAACATTATGGACGATGCTTACATTGTCATGGTTAAAGAGTATTTCTTGGACGGTAATCAAGATATAAGAATGCATAGGATAAAAGAATTATATAGGGGCGACCCAGTAACTATGTTTATTTATACTGATGAATTAGGACAAAGAGGGACTAAAGGATTTACTTGTGTAAATCATAGAAATGCCTTGCATACCGAACCTCATCAGCCTTGTGATATTTGCGGAGCAAAAACATTTCCTGTTCATTATGTTAATAGAGCAAACGGTGAAGAACAGTATTTCTTGCAAGGAGAAGTTCTTCATTTCAGTAAATATAGCCCTTCAAGACTCTATGGACAATCACCAGTCGTTACTTTATTTAATGCTATTATGACATTAATTGCTATGGAAAACTATGTTAATTCATCTTATACTAAGAGTCGTATGCCAAGAGGATTACTCGCAGTTCAAACAAGAAATATGGATTCAATGCGTTCTTTTTGGAGGGGTGTAAAAGAAAAAATGGAAGCAGACCCTCATTTTATTCCTGTTATGGGGATAGAAGCAGAAGGCGGAAAGGGTGCGGTTGAATGGATTAAATTCATGGATAGCCTAAAAGAAATGGATTATGTTTCTGTTAAGGATGATTTAAGAGATAGAATTTCTGCATTTTTTGGAGTAAGTAAAGTGTTTATGGCTGATAATACAACAAGCGGTGGATTAAACAATGAAGGTATGCAAATTCTTGTTACAAATAGAGCCGTTCAAAAAGCACAAACTGTCTATAATAATTATGTTTTCCCATTCCTTGTAAAACAATTTGGTATTACTGATTGGAATTTAAAACTACCACCGAGCGAAGAAGAAGATGAAATTGCTGTTCTTCGTAAAAGAGAAATTGAAGTTAATATTGCTGCTTCTGTTAAGAATTTAGGATTTGAAGTAGATATGGATGAAGAAGGTCAATTTACTTTCAAAAAGCCCGAACCTAAAGAAAAACCTGAAGGGGAAGGAGAAGAAGATAAACCAGTAGATAAAGACCCTTATGCGGGAACTAATATTGATGCTTCGCAATTAGGACAAATGCAGGAACAAGCATTACAGGGAAGTAAGCCGCAACAGAACCCTGCGACAACTAGAAATAAGCCTTCTATGAATCAAGGCCCAGACAAGAGACTAACAGGATTACCGTTAGATGCGGGAAATCAGAATAACGATAAAAGAACCGAAAGGAGAGTGGGTTAATGAATTGGTTAGATATTTTAAAGTTTAAGAGGGATTTCAAAGATTTGCGACAATTAAGAGAAGAAGGTCTTAGAAGCGGAGCAAGACAAAGAACCGCTAATAAGGTTCTTGGAGATATTTCAAGAGAACCTAAAGGAGCAAGAACTGGAGATATTACTCAAATGCGAGAAGAAAAAGAAATGGACGATGAACTCGCTGAAATGACAAGAAGTGATTTAATGGAAGTAGTTATGGAAAGAATTGCTCAAATGTCCAAAGAAGATTTAATTAATATGCTAGTTAGAACTAGAGGTGAATTGGGGGAAAAGGTATGACAGAAGACAATAGACAAAAAGAAATTAGGTTGAAAAAGGAATTGGCTCAATTAAGAGCCATGAATGCAAACGCTGATGCAAAACTAAAACCTTCAAAGGATTTTAGTGTGGGTATTCCCCAAGATACATCAGTTAAAAAGAAATTACATTCATCAGATGTTCCTGATGTAGTTTTACTACCACCTAGTAAAAGAGGAAAGAAAGAAAATATTCCATTTTAAGGTGATTGAATGTTGTTTGAGTTATCTAAAAACAAAACTTTACTTAGCATACTAAGTAAAGCAGATTTAGATGAAAAAACAAGTAAATTAGTTAAAAGTAATGCTAATGCTACTGAAATCAAAAAGTCTTTGATAGAAAATATTAACTCTAAAAATATTGTCGCTTATAGAAAATATATTTTAAAAGCGGAGGAAGAAGAAGAATCGCTTCGTGAGAAAGAAGAAAAACAAACTACTGATATTCAAAGGAAAAAATTAATTAGTCTTCTTGCAGAAAAAGATAATGTTTCAGAAGAAGAAGTTGATGATTCCTTAATTCCTGAAGATAAAAAAGCAGCAAGCAGGTTAATTAGAGAATTAACTAGAGAAATAAGAACACAGAAAGATATAGGTGTTGATGAAGAAGTTGAAGAAACTTCTGAACTTACTACTGATACTGAAGCACAAGCAAAGGTTTCTGCATCTGAAGATGATAAACAAAGAAAATTAGAAAAGAAAAAGAAAGTTGCTATTAGAAGTGTAAATAAAGCACAGGCTTACCAATCAGAAGTAAAGGAATTAGTAAGTAAATTAGATTTTTCAGTAGAAAATAATAAAGTAACTGTTAATCGTTTAGCGGAATATCAAAAGTTTGGAAACAATATTACTGAATCAAATGAAGTTATTTCTTTAGTTATGCTCTACGAAGGTGATGAAAATTATTTAAGCAATAGATATGCAGAATTATTAGAAAATTTTGGTGATAAATTTCAAAATGTATTACTACCTTATTCAGAAAATGAAAGTGGACAAATGATTCCACAAACTAAAAAAGCAATATTTGTTAATAACTTAGATGAAAGATGGGCGGAATTAACAAAACCCACCTATAAAGGAGTTAAGTTATCTGATATTCTAAAAGAAATGCATCGTAAAAGACATGGTAGGCAGCCTATTGTTGATAGGAAAGATAAACAAAGAAAAGAAGAATTACAAAGACTTCAAAGGTTTATTACAGGACAGTCTCCAAGAGATGCGACTAAGTTTAAAAAGTTAGAATCAAAGGTAAAATCTATTGGTAATAGATTAGTTTCCAATCGCTCTAGGAAATTAGCCATTCAGGATAAAATTAAAGAACTTCAAGGATTAGATGTAGAAAAGATTATTACTAGAAAGATAAGGCAAATAACATCAGGAATTAACAATTTAAAAGGAGTAAAACAAATTCAAGAGGCTATGGCAAGTGTTAAAGATATTAGGGAAAATCCTGATAAATATATACAAGAATTTACTGATGAATTAAATGAGCAAATCGAAACAGAAAGAGAAAAACTTAATGTTATTCAATCTGAAATAGATAAGTTAGAAAAAATGACTCCTGTTTTAAAAAGAGTTCGCAGGGCTTTGGGTCAAATAGATACCTTAAGATTCCAAACAGGTAATGAACCAGCAGGAGAAGTTAAAAGAATATTAGGCAGATTATTTGTTCATGTGGTTCGCTTAGAAAGAACAACTAGAAAATTAGAAAATATATCTAATAGTGTAGATGATAAAACAGATGATATATTACAAGGACTTGAGAGGGGAGAAACAATCAACATAGGAGATATTGTTGATTATGATTCAGTTAGCAGTTTACAGCGTCTTAGGGAATCTTTTGATTTAGAAAGAGAAAATATAGATTCAATTATGAATGAATACGATAACTTGGTAGGTGTGGAAGAATGACATGGGATTTTTACGGAGATGGAGAAGAATTTATTCTTAAAGAAAAGAAAAAAGAATCTCCTAAAGATATTTTAGATTCTATGGATTCTAAGCAAAGAAAGAAGTTAAAAAAGACTTTACAGGCTGCTGAACCGACTGAATTTTTTGGACAAGACTTTACTAAATTAGGTGAACTAATATCTGTTTTGAGACAATTAGACTTAATGAAATCAGATAAGAAGTTAAATAAGAAAATGAAGTCAATGGATGAAAGGAATATTGATATAGTGGCTACTGCTACCAAACTTCGTAAAGAGTATGAACTTCTCTATCGTCAATTAAGGGATTTAATCTATCCTAAAGGTAAAAAGAAATAAGGTGAGTATATGAGTTGGTGGAATATAATTAAAGCAAGAGGAATTGGTGGTGGCCCACCTAAAGATAGAAAGAGAAAGCCTAGATATGGAACTACTACTCCAAAAGGTTCTTATTATGATAGACTCAATAAATTAGTTAATCGTATGCTTTCAGGTAAAATTTCTGAAGCAGAATACAAAAAAGAAAAAGAAAAACTTGAAAAGGAAAGGGATGAGAAGTGAGTGAAGAAACATCTATTAATCAAGAATTACTCGCTATTATTAAGGCATTAAGTGATAAAGTAGAAAGCCTTGAAAAAGCAGTTTACAATAAAGACAATCTATTAATGAAATCAGGATTTGTTGTAGCAAACAGCCCTACTCCTGCTATGGTTGGTGTTGTTGGTGGTAAATCTCCCGATAATGTAGAAAACATGGAATGGTCTGAAATTCATAAAATGGTAGCCAGTTTGGAGTGATTTAAATGCCTGAAAGAGTAACAAAAGAAGAAAGATTAGTAAGCATGGTTATTGAAAAAGCAAGAGAAGTAAAAGAATTACTTCATCTCTCTTTAAATGATAATAATAGAAGTCCTATTGATGACAAGTCTGAAGTATTTAAATTAAAAAGACCGAAGGCTGAGAACTATACTGCTAAATTCCAAGCAAATAAAGGGCCAATAAATGAACATGGTTTTGCAGGAGAAACTTACGATTTTAAAAAGGCTATTTCTTTAATGAAGGCTATTCTCAAAGAAGACATGGATAATCCTTTTTTGAATCAAGAAAGAAAGAGACAAGCGATTGCTGACCTTGAAGCAACAGAAAAAGAATTAGACGACCTGCAACAGATGTTTAGGTCGGGCATGAATCAAGTAGAGTTTCAAGAAAAGTTTGGTGCTATGTTAAGAAGATTAACTGAAATGCAACAAATGTTAGGTGGACAACCTAATAAAGACCCTGCCGTTCCCCTTCTCCCTCAACAGAATAAATACCGCTAATTGGGGTGGTATTATTGAAACTTGGTTCTATTGAAAAGGATAGGCAACCCTCTATTGAGTTGATGCGCCTTTTTGAAAAGACAAGAGTTGCCTATTTATCAGCCGTTCAAGACCCCGATGAGTATTCGGGTCGTTGGCGTAAAGCCGTTGAAATGATTGAAGAATCTTATGATGAATTAGATGCCGCAGGTAAAGAGTTAAAGAACTTCATTAGAGAAGAAGAAATAACCGCTAATGAGGTAAAAGACCCTCAATCATCCAAAGCACAGAATCTATATGAAAAAATTAAACTTGTTAGATATACTTCAAAAATTATTGCTGACCCCTTCGCTGAAATGTTCAAAGGTAATGTTCTTGAAGAATTATTAGATAATCCTGAAACCATGCTTAAATTTGTGCATTATGCTATGAGGGAAGACAATAAAGCCCTATCAGCAGACATTTTGGCGATTAAAGACATGCAACCCGACACAATTACGGAGGGTCTTATGGGTCTTGACCTACAAGTGGACGACATACCCCTCTATATTATTGAGCATTACGGGGATGGAAAAGACTCAAAGAAGGTTGAAAAGAAAGTAAAGGCTGCTATGGATATGTTAGAGTTAATTTTCTTTTCTCAACACGAAGAAAAAGAATGGGAAGAACTTCAAGATATTGACATGCAAAAGTCAGAAGAAAAATCAATAGAAGAAAAATCAGTTAGTGATTTTATTATACCTAATAAACCAATGTATCGAATATTTGAAATAAAAGATATTAATGAATTAAAAGGATTTAGTGGGAACTGGTATATCCAAGAAAAATATGATGGCATGCGTATTCAAATACATAAGTTAGATAATAAAATAAAGATTTATTCTTACAATAAAAAAGATATAACCGAAAAGTGTGATGAAATAGTTAAAGAACTAAAGAAGAAAGAATATGGAGATTGTATCTTTGATGCTGAACTTATTCTATTTGATGGGGAAGAAGCACTTCATAGAGCCGATACAATCGCTCATGTATTCAAAGGCAAATATAAAGATGCTAAATTAAAATGCCATGTCTTTGATATTATGCGACATGAAACACAGACATTACTTGATGAAGAACTTGATAATAGAATGACAATTTTATTCAATAATTATGCTGCTAAATCTTCAGAATATCTTAATTTCCCTTCAAAGAAAGATACAAGGCAAGCAGATAGTCTTGAAGACTTAGAAGAATATTCAAAAGAAATTATGAATATGCCTACTTCTGAAGGAGTAGTCATTAAAGACGCTACTTCAACCTACTACTTGGGAACAAAAAAGAATCCTAAGTGGATTAAAATGAAAAAGTTTGTTGATTTAGATGTTATTGTATTAGATAAGAAAAAGACTAAGAGCAATCTTTATTCTTATACTGTCGGTGTTGGGCCAGTAGATGATGAAGCAGGACAAGAAATAAACGGAAGAAAATATCTAAATGTAGGTAAAGCCCTAAATACAAAAATCGCAGTTGAAGTCGGAGATATTATTAGAGTAAAAGTTGATGAAGTTAAGAAGAAGGGCGATGGATTTAGTTTATTCTCCGCAAAGGTTATTGAAATACCAGAAGTAGAGCATCCTGATAAATTAGTTACTCTTGAATTATTATCAAAAGATACTAAAAAATCTTTGAATTATAATGTTGAAGCATTTAAAAAAGGAGTGAAAGTTACTGATTACATTCATGGGGAAACTACTGCTATAATCAAATTTGATACAGATGGTTTTGTTATTTATGGTTTTGAAGAAAATAATTTAATGTCAAAAAATGCATTAAGAGATATTGATATGTGGAAAGCCAAAGCCGAAGAAATAATGAAAACAAAACAAGGTAGACTTACTGTGGCTATTGTAAACTTTTTACAAGAAAAAGGAGATAGAACTCCTAAAGAAGTCCATGATTATTTGAAAGCAAAACACGCTGATATATATGAAACTGTATTAGATTCTCAATTAAGAAAGTTAGGTAAGTGGGCGCAAGAAAGAGAGCATATTAAAATGATAGGTAACAAATTGCATGCTGACCCGACAATTAAATTGGCTGACGAAGATAAAATAGAAAAACAATATAAAACTCCTGATGAATATAGAAAAGGTAAATTTAAAATCTATAATAGAGAAGATAATAATATTCATTTAGCAATTAGTGTAAATGGCGAAAATATGAATTGGACTATTGATTTAGAAGATGAAGAAGAACTGTTTGATTTATTTGGTGCGGCTGGTAAATATCCAGCAGAAGTATCAAAAAATGTAGAAAGAGGAAAAGTTATTGATTCTGGAGATATAGAACTAGGTGTTCAAAAAGACGGCTATCATGAATATTTCTTGAAAGGAAATAAGTTTGAAACTAAAATGCATATTAGAGTTATTCCTATTGATAATAAGCCGATGTGGTTAGCATGGACTGGATATAAACAAGAACCTGCTGATACTGAGGGAGATAAAGGAAAGTGGAATATATATGAAGATAGGTATAATAAATTATCCATACCGACTGAAAATTAGTTGTTCTTTATATACCAGTAAGCAGTAAGAAGGGTTGAGAGGAATGGCATCAACGGTAATGCAGAACAATACCCATGATTTCAGGATTCTAAAAAGCGATAATTTGATGATTGGAGGATATGCAAGCATTGAAATCGTTGATAAACAAAATGATTTAATCACACTCAAGGCTCTTAATGAAGCAGTTAAAAAATATATGGAGAACCCTAAATTTAGAAATGTAATGACAAATCATTCAAATGTTCAAGTTGGGGAAGTAGTAGAATCATATAGAGATAAAACAGGAAGAATATGGAAAACTGAAGTTGATGATGTTGGATTCTTTGTTGTAATTAAATTAAGAGATGATATTGAAAAAGCCAAAGAAATAAATAGAGGCATTCGTAAAGGTTCGTTAAGGTCATTTAGTATTGGAGGACAAGCATTACAAAAAGTAAAGAAAAATCATCCAGAATTAGGTGAATTTAACGAGATAAGCAAACTAGAACTACATGAGGTTACTATCTGTGAAAAAGGCATTAATCCTGAAGCAAGGTTTGATATTCTAAAACAAGACAAAAATAAGGTGAAAACTATGAGTAAGATTGAGAAAGCATTGGCTGAATTGGACGCTCTTATGGAGGAAGTTAATACTCTCCGTAAAGAAGAAGATGATGAAAAGATGATGGACGAGAAAATGATGAACGAAAAAATGATGGAAGACAAAGAATCCATGATGGAAGAAAAAATGGGCGAAGAAGACGATGAAAAGATGATGGAAGATAAAGAATCCATGTATGCTGACAAAGAAGCAAAAGCCCTTCTTTCTACTCTTGATGGTGCAGGTGTCGAAATCGGTGAACCTGCGGATAGAATTGTTATTGACAATGGAACTCCAAAGGCTTCTGATTTGCCAGTAGTTAAGGCATTTAACAACAATGAACTTGAAACACTTGATTTGAGTGTTGCTAACATTGAAAAGGCATACGAGGCTTTCCGTCAAGAACAACTTGAAAAATTGGCTTATGATAATCTTCAAAAGTCTTTTGAAACTCGCTTTGCTAATGAAAGAGCAAACCGTGAGAACATTCTCGCAAAGTCGCAGTATGACGCACAAAGCGAAATTTCTTCTCTAAAGGAAGAATTTACTGCACTTCGCAAGTCTTTGACGGCTGAAAAGGAAACAATCCTAAAGGCTCAAGAAGACGCTACTGTTAAACTCCCATCAATGGAAGAATTGGCCGAAATGGATTGGTCAGATATTCATAAAATGGTCGGAGGATTTAATTAAAGGTGATTTAAGATGACAGGATATATTAACACAATTGCAGATTTAGAAGCACAAACATACGGATTAACAGGCCATACTGGTATTAACAACCAATTGCTTAAGCAAGCAGGTTCTATTGCAGGACTTCATACAGGCCATGATGCACCATTAGGCGTATCATCAACTAATTCAGCAGCAGCAGCAAGTTCTCTTAGTGCCTTGTATAACAAGATTTACGGGCAAAAAGTCTGGTCTATGCTAAACAGGGAATGTAATGCACTTTCAGTCATTTCAAAGAGGCCATACACTTCAAGCGGTTGGAGAGTTCTTTCCGAGCGACCTGCTGGTGGAAGCGGTAATTTCCTTGATTTAACTGGTGTAAATGAAGGAACATCTGATGCGACTATTGGTTCAAATACAATGCGACCCGACTTATTGGGTGGTGTTCCTGAAAATGCGGCACTTTCAACTGCTGCTGATGGTTTAGCGTCTGTTGCTCCTAAATACGAACTATTGTTCACAAGTCCAAAGATTATTGCTCATCAATTTGAGTTCTCGGAATTGGCTATGGAAATGGCGCAAATTGACGATGGAATTGGCGATATTAGAGCGCAAATGAGAGAAGACATGGGTAAACACCATTCAGAAACTCAAAACGCTATGCTCGTTATGCCTCTTGAAAACTACAATCTATCGGCTACAAACCAAATCGGAACAATTGAGAGAAACTACACCTCTTTGCTAAAGGTTGTTTCTTCTAAGGAAGAATTAGATGCTATGGCTGCTGGAACTGTTTTAACTGCTTCAAATTCTGGTGTTGCAGAAATTGAAACTATTTACGGTAAGGCTCGTAGTGCTGCATCTTTCCTTGATGCACAGGTTGATTTCGGTGGAGTAGGCTATGCTACTGGAAATGCTCGCTCTTTGACTCTAACTGTTCTAAACAACACAATTAGAGACTTGAGGGTTGCAGGTGGTTCACCAAAGGTTATTCTAACTGGATATGATACACTTCAAACCATTTCTGACTTATTGCAAGCACAAGAGCGATTCATGGACAGAAAAGAAATTGTTCCTACTGTTAATGGTGTTCGTGGTGTTAAGGGTCAAGAAGTCGGATTTAGAGTTTCTACTTACTACGACATTCCTATGATTCCTGTTGCGGCTATGCCTTCAACTGGTGCAAATACTTCTTGTATTAGTGATATGCTTTTCCTTGATACAGACCATTTGTGGCTATCTGTTATGAAACCAACTCAATACTTTGAAGATGGTATTTCAAACGGAAACCCATTCGGTGTCGGCCATCTTGGAAACAAGGCTCTTTACCGCACTATTGCGGAAGTCGGTTGTTCTTACTTCAAGGGTCAGGGTAAAATCACCAATTTGCTGTGAGGTGTTTTAATTGGCACATACAGTAACATTATTGGCAGACCATAAAGGTTTTACCAAGCCAAAAGTAATGGGTGATGAATACTGCGTAGATGCAGTAATTGACATTACCAGTTATACCGCAAATGGTGAAGAAGTTTTAGCAACAAGTTTAGGATTAACTAGCGTAACTGCGGTTGTAATCACAGGTGTTTCTGTTGATACAATTGCGGCTGGTTATTCTGTTTCAGTAATTAGTGCAGAAGTTCTTTCAGGAGCAGCAAATGGTGGTCAATATATCCAAACAGGAAATAAAGACCGATTCCAAATTAATGTTCCTGCGGCAAGTAATACCGACAACATAGGTGAATTAAGAGTTAGAGTTTGGGGCAACCTTTGAAGGTGATAGTGTGGCTTTAGTGACATTATCTGATTTAGGTGGCTTTAAGCCTCTAAATATTAGAGGAGTTCTTGTTCAAAGAGATGTTCAGTCAGAAATTCCTGTTATACAGGCTCTTTTGCGTTGTAGTGATACAAAATTAATGTTTACTTTTGAGGAAAAAGACAGAAAAGATTTAGAGTCAATAGACCCTGAATTGTTTCCGACTATTTCAAGTGAATTAAGAAAAAAAATCACTACTCACAAAGAATTAATTGAATTACTTTTGCCTAAGAAATCAGCAGCAAAGAAGAAAACTGCGCCAAAAGCAAAGAAATCTTCTTTGACTGAGGAATGAACCGATACGATTAAGAGGGTGCGCCCTCAATCGTTGCTTGACGGAGTAAGATGAATATGCCGAGTTGCAGAAGTAGTGGGTTATTAACTGATGATACACAAGTAATTAACGGTCAATGTAAATTGATTTCAATTCATGTTAATAACGATAGTGGCGCACCTTGTCAAATTAAGGTATTTGATGGAACAGATAATACTGGTAAAGAATTGGCCCGTATTAACTTAGATGGTGGACAAGTTCAAAATCTTGAATTTGACATGCATGGAGTTATTTGTTCTAATGGAATCTTTTATGAAGAAACAAGTGGCGATGCCAATACTTACATTCATTTCGCTTAAGGTGATAATATGGCGGCTTTAAATACAGATACAAGATTAGTTATGACTATACTTTTTGTTGGTGCATTAAGTGGAGCAAATGTATTTGCTTATGCAACATTTGGAACAGGCTTTCCTTATGGCCCAATAGCACATTCAGTCTTATTTGGATTGGGAACAATAGGTGCAATCATGGTAATGAAAGCATTGTTTGATTTAGCACTTAATGATAAAATAGAGATGTGGCTATTGGATAGAAAAATTGCGGCTTATTGGGAAAGAAAAGCAAGAGATGAACAACAAAGACAAAAAATGCGTGAAAGCGCAAGACAGTTTGGTGGTTCAACACCTTTCTATCAGCCTCAATTACAACAGGAAGAAGAAAATACTGTTGGAAGCGAGTTTTTAGCCACCCTTCAATAAAGGGGTTGGTTAAGTGGTCTTTGGAGATTTGATGGGTTTTTCCGACTCGGACTACGCATATAATCAACAAAGAGCGCATTCAGCAGATGTTTTCTTTCTCAAGATGAGAGCATGGTTTTGGGGTAGTTTTGCTACCTTGCTATCTTTCTTCGTTGGTAATATAATGGGTGTTTTTGATATAAATATTATTGGATGGATGATTGAAGGAGTAAAAGGTTTATGGGGGCATTAAATGTCATTAATGACAGGATTCGCCATATTAGTTGGTGAAGCAGTTATAGGTTTTTGGAAGAAAGTTCATGCTATTAATTTCGGTGTTTATGGAGCAACAATGGTAGGAAAAACTACATTAAGTCATCAATTAAGAACAAGGGGAGAAGTGCCGACAATAAATGAAAGAACCGTTGGATTACATAGAGCCTCAAGAAAAAATGTTAAAATAGATGGAGAATCATGGACAGTTAAAAGTGCTGATATTGGAGGAGAAGCAATATACTGGAAAGAATGGGTTAAAGATATGCAAAAGCGTAAAGTTAAGTATATTATATTTATGATAGACCACAGACACTTAGATAATTCTTCAAACTTAGACCATCAAGTAGCATGGAAATTTTTAGTTGATACAATATGTTCTAATATTTGGCCTACTGGAAGAAGAAAGAAAGAACCCGATTATCCAATGGCAGTAGGAATATGGGCTAATAAATATGATATATGGGGAGAAAAATATCCATTAAAAGAAGGCCAAACAATAGATAAACATGAAATATTTGAACCATTTAAATATGGAATGAGGCAGTTAAATGATAAAGGAATACCTTGTTTCAAATATATAGTTTCAGCAAAGTCAGACCCCGAAATGGTATATAGAGGCGTAATGACAATGATAAAAGATTACTGAGGAATGAAAGATGTATCAAAACCAATTAATAGGACAGAACGCACCACAACAATTTAATCCAACATTATCACCATTACAACAAGCAAGAGCAAGTGGACAAGTAGTAGAATATAAGTTTACAGAAGTTAGACCTAAAAAACAATTAAAAGAACTTATTAAAGTATTAACTGCCGAACCTAAAAAACTATTATTCATTAAATATGGTAAGAAATTTAATTTAAAAGATAGGTGTGTTGTTTGTGGAATGCATCATGTTTGGGAGCAAGGAGATTATTTAAGACCTCCAATGCCTTTAGATAAAGTAGTTAAAGGTAGACCACTCATGGGAACATATTGTCCTAAACATTCTTCTATGTATATGCAATTAGAGATGCTTCAACAACAAATACTGGCGGATAAGCATGGATTAGAGTTTAAGCGATTTGTTCCTAAAATGCCAAAGATGATGAAAAGTGGGCCAATTACTGAATTAAGCAAAAAAGATGTAATGGCTCTTACCGCAAGCGGTTGGTTTATTAAGCCACCCGCTTTAGACGATAACAGGACGGCAACACAAGAGGTCATTCAACTAATAACTGAAATTAACATAATGACTGAGAGAGTTAGCCATTTAATGCTTAAACATCAAATTGAGGCAATTAACTCAACACCAGAAGCAAAAGAAACTAAAGAGGAATAGATATGGTATTTGGAACAAGTAACAAAACTGTTTTGGGTGCAGTTCAACAACAAGGCGACCAAAATTTTAAATCAATGAACAACTTATTATCTTTGCAAGATAATCATGTTGAAGAATTTTTTCAATATCATGGTGAACATTTCTTAGCCGCACTTGAAAAACTCATGGAAGATGTTATTGAGCGTGTTGTTTCTCAAATGCTTGCAAAACTTTCTTTTGATACTAGCGGTTCATCTATTACTGTAAATAGAGATGCCTTAAGAGAATACGAAAGAATTACTCAAGAAAACATTGATTTAGATTTACAATTGTTATTACAATCAGCAATCAATACAGAAGTCGTAAATCAAAGAAAACTTGCGAAGCAACAATACCTTGAATCTCAAGGTTTTAGTGGCGGTGGAATACAACAAATTACTCAACCAACCGCAGGTATGGCAATTGCAGGATTAACAGGAACAACAGGACAATATCAGCAAATGCAAGGTGCTGTAAATAATGGTTCGGGTTATCCCGTTCCTCCAAGTGGAACAGACGGATATGGCCGTCCTTATTGGATTGATGCACAAGGTCAAATGAGTTATGAACCACCACAAAGCGGATTACATTTAGGTGCAGGTATTCAAAAGGCTGCTGCTTGGGCTAAATGGTTAATGTGAGGTGAATAACATTGGTTGATTTCTTTTGGGGTAATTCACCCGTTTCTTTTCCTTCTGTATCTAGCAGAATTAAAAAAGAAATGTTAGAATTTATTCAGGAAGAAAACATTGAATTTATTTCTTATTTACAAATAGCCAAAGATACTTTAGAAGAAAAAGGAGAAAGTTCTAAAGAATTAGTAGATGAGTTTATTAAAATTTTTGACGAAATTAAAGCAGATAAGTTAATGCCTTTGATGAGAGGTCACGACGATGGAGAAAAAGCCATTGAAAATTTTACAACGAGTAAAATCAAAGATAAAACTATTACTAATGAAGAAAATGTTAATTTTTTAAATGAATTAACTGTTGGTGATTTAAGCAATTCTGACAAAATCAATAGATTAAGAGGTTTCGGTGCTTTGAAATTTGGTCAAGCATTTGAAAACTTACCTGAATTTGAGGCAGATGATTTTCTTAGCACATTCAAAGAAGACGATTATAAAATAGATATTGATTTAAAGTTTCAAGATGTTATTCCTGATGATATGGATGATTATAATAGCGAAATATCTCCAATCAGATTTAGTTATGGTAAAGAAAATATTACATTTACTTCTCCTTATACTGATTCACAAATTATAGATGCTAAAAAAGAACATTTGGTAAATGAAACTAATCAAGAACCTGATTTTACTCCTAAAAAAACAAAAAGTTATCCTCCAAGAATAGTCAAAACAATGGAAATAAACATACTTGACACAACTGTTGAAGCATTAGAAGATGGTGCAAGAGTAACCGTTGTTCCTGTTGAATTAATATATAATAAAAATAATAAACTAACTGGTAAGTTTAAAGTTACTGGGGCTGAAAAAGTTCTAAAACACAATAAGTTTATTGATTTAGCGGTTGCTGGTCTTAAAGATAGAAACGATACCATGATTGATAATAGAATTTATGATTTGGGTAGCGAAGGATTGGTAAGAATAGTCAAAGGTAATTTTGAAGGAGCAGGTCTTACTGTAAGAGCCGATAGAAAAACAGAAGATGATATTGCAGATAAATTCTATAAAATGTTTTTATCTATTCAAAAAAATGTAATAGAGCCTATGTTAAGTAATCCTCTAAATGCAATTACTTATCGTGGGGTAGTTAATTTTAAAACAGAAAGAAGTGTAAATAATTCACTAACTCGCAAAATAGAAAGATTAGCACAGACTGTTGGAAAAGGAAAGAAAAGCGATTGGAAAGCAGGTAAAGATGAAGACGGAAACCCAAGATTTATTCAAAGTGTTGAAGTTATGGTAGATGGTAAATTTAAGCGATTAAGTGTTAAACAGGCTCAAGAACTTGAAGGGGAAGCATGGACAAATAAAGATACTAAAGAAAAAATTAGTAATGCTGAATATATGGCTTTAGGACAACAACAAAGATTGGCATATACTCCTAATTATTATGTTATTACTATTGATGGAGAAACAAGAACTCCTACTAATGAAGTATCAACCACGCATAGAACTATTAAAGCGTATAGATTAAAAAATGCTCCTGAAGATGCTTATGCTGAAAAACCCAAAGCAACTAAAGGATTTTTCCGTAGATTCAAAGAATCCAATAAAAGAGGCGATTTTGGAAACGCTTATAGCGGATTTAAGAGATTTCTTACAGAAGAAGAAGGAAATCAAAAAATGCAACAAATGGAAGAAAGACAGGAAGAAGAAAACAAAAAGAAAAACCCTTCTCAATTTACTCCGTTTAATCAGATATATAGAAAAGGAATTAATTTTACTTTTGACGGAAACTTCGTTACAAGAGAAGAATATGAAAAACTTTCTGATAAAGTTAAAGAAAAGAGTAGATTGGTTCTTTTAAACAAAAAAAGAATACAAAAGATGAACTTTATAGATAAAGATGATTATGAACCTATTTATGAAGAAAGAGACTTAAATCCTGAAAAGGAAGAAGATGCTAAGGAACTACAATTTAGAGAAGTTCTAAGACAAAGAGAAGCAAAAAGAAGAGTAAGAAAACCTGCTGAAATTGATTCTCCTGCTAAATTTGGTAGAGTTACTGATAAATCATTAGCCGTAGTGACTGGCCCAGATTATGTATTAAATCCATTAGTTACTTATGCTAATATTCAAGACGCTTTTAAACCTGCAATTTTGCATATTGAATTAGTAGTAACAGAAATAGGAGAGTTTTCTTTGAATCCTATGCAAAAAAGAAGAAATGATGAAATGACAAATGTTATTGAGGACATAAGAGAAAACTTATCCGTTTTAGAAGATAAATTGGGTGAGTAAAATGGGAACAACAATTTCTCCAAGTGACTTTACGGAAATTAATCCGAACTATACTCAAGGTAGAGGTTTCTATACCAATGCCACAGAAGTAGCGAATTTACTACAAATACCTGCATTTAGTGGAACAACATACCCTACTACTGCTCAAGTAGGGGCTATCATTAAAAGAGTAGAAGGTATTGTTGATGATAAGGTAAAGCGTTCTTTTAGACCTATTATAACAAAAGATGAATACCATAATTTTGAATTTACAAGAGGCCCAAGAAATCATTATTATGGTGGTTATGTAGGATTTATTCAATTAAAACAAATGAAAGTTCGTAAGATAGTTTCACTTCAATTGTGGCAAGGAAGTCATTATGAAGAAATAGCATCGGCTCAAGCAAAAGTTCTTTTACAGGATAACTTTAGAGATTTAAATTCTATTATTTTAGAATTACCAGATAACGGAGTTTCTTTTGAACTTCTTTCTGAAAACGATATAACACAATTAGCAGATGATGAATTTTGTAATACCTTTGGTATTAAAACAACATCGGCTGAAATAGTTTCTTTAATAAATGAATCATTTCCTTCAACATCACAATATACTGGTGCAACTGCAACAAAAAGCCTTACTTCTTCTAATCTCTCTATTTCTGACTTTTTCTATGCGTCAAAGGACAAGTCAAACGGCAAGCAAATTAACATATCATCCCTACTTTTGGGTGATGATGGTTCAGATTGTGTCCTCAAGGCAACAATAAAACAGTCATGCACAACGATTAACGCATCAACGGCTCTTACTGTCGCTGATTCGTCTAAATTAGCCGTAGGTATGACTGTTAGCGGAACAGGGATTACAGGCACAATAACTATTGCTTCTATTACTGATGCAACTAATATCGTTTTAAGTGGACAAGCGAATGTTAGTGCAACTAATGATTTAATATTTACGACAACAGAATCTATACCTACTGTTTGTAATTTAACTGAGTTTACAGACAAAGAAGATTTAAAAAGACTCGGCTCATACTGGACTATAAATGAAGAAGGAAGAATATTCTTTTTAAGAGACTATCCTTTTCATACAAATAATTCTGTTATTGTTTCTTATATTGCAGGAGATAATAGAGTTCCTTCTGCTATACATGAAGCCACAACAAAAATTGTTGCTTCTGAAATAATAAGAATGGACGACCAAAGTGTGTTAATTGCTGAAACTGGTGGAAATATTACTGCAAAAGAAAAGTATGATATTCTTCGTAAAGAAGGAATGGAAATTCTCAAAGGAAAGGGAGACATAGTTTATTTCTTGGATTGATAGTTATGGCAGTAAAAATTGACCTTTCTAAATTTAATGAACTATTGCGAATTGAAAAGGAAAGACAATTGGCTATGCAAGAATTATCAGATATTTTAGGCTATGATGTTTCTTTTAGTGATGAAGAAGTTTTAAAAAATGCATCAGAAGCATATTCAAAATATATTGAAAAAGAGTTAAGTGCGGAGGTATTGTTATTGATGAAGTCTCTTTACTCATAGATTTAATTACAAGTAATTGGTCTTCTAATACTGCTGCTTTAGTTTCAGCAGGAGAAATAGATGCTTCTCACGCAGTAACTCCTGATGTTATTGATATTAGAAACTTAAATGCTAATAAAGGTAAGCGTGTTGATTTAAGCAGAACTCCTGCAACAATAGTAGTATTTGAAGATTCACAGGCCATTGAATACCCAACAGTTACTTATGATGTAAGAAACGAAACATATACATTTACTCTCCATATTAGAGTATTACACGATGAAAGAGGTGGAGAAGATTCCTCATACGGCATGGATAGGCTAAGGGCTATATACTTGATACTGCGTAGGACTCTTGAAAGCAAAAGGCATGGCTATACTGCAAGCGATGGTTCTAATTTTAGGCAATTATTTTTAGGAGCAAGAAGCGAGAGTAATGACCGAGCAAAGAGGCTTTTTGGATATAAAGTAACATTAGAAGCGAAAAGATTTGCATTAAACATTCCCTAGTAAGTAAGTAAGGAAAGGGGAGAGATAGCATGGTAAATACAGAAATATTTTTAGGAAGCGGAGCAAGCACAACATTTATTCCAGAACAGGATATATTTATTCCTGTTGATGGAACAGGCGGAAGCGCAACATCATTAACAGTAACACCCGATACAGCATTTTCGGCTGTTTTTAAATTTGTTCCGAATATTTACATTGGAAGTAATATTGATATTTTTGATGCTTCTAATACTCTTCTTTCAAGTCATACTGTTGCTTCAAATGCAACAGGAACTATTACTCTTGCAACTGCGGTTGGAACAGGAACTCCTGCTTATGCTTTATTGAGGGCTTATGGTTCTCCTTCGCCTCATCCTGAAGTAAGTGGCCGACAATGTTTATTGGCTGATAATTTCTTAGGATTGATGGAATCAGTTACATTCCCTAACCTAAGCCAAGAAATTAAACAAATGAATCTTGGTCTTGGTGGAACAAGAAACTTCTCTTTCCAGTATAAAGGAATTAGAACTGCTGATAACGGTTCTCTTGCTTTAGTCGCAAATACAGGTTCATGGCTTTATTACGCTTTTGGGGCTATGGATGCTATTACTTTTGGTAGGAAAACACACCAAACAATTACTTATCCTGCTGATAATGGGCCTCCAACTGGAACTGCTGATGCAATTTATATTGAAGGAACAAATGCAAATCCGACTGATGGAGTGGCAATAGTTACTGAAACTGGGCCACACTTTTATAGAACAGTAAAAGGCGGAACAACTCTTGTTCCTCCTGTTGATTTCACTATTTTCCCTGAAAGTAATGCAAATAATCAAACTGTGGACTTTGATACTGACGGAAGACCGAAAAACATTACTTACACAATTAAAGAACTCAATACTGACCAACTACCTTCATTCAGTCTTGAACAATCAATGGCTAAAGACCCTGCAAGTTTAACTACAAACGCAAATATCGGTGCAAGTCCAAGTCCTCTTGATGAATCAAATAACTTTGTTAGAATAGCAAGAGGTTGTAGAGTCAATTCATTAACAATTGAGGCATCTGAAGGTGAAGAACTAAAAATGAATATGGATTTAAATGCAAGATTGGTTGATAGTATTAGTGATTTATATGCATCTGCATCTTTACAAGCAAATTATGTTTCAAGAGCAGGTCAAACAGACAATGCTAATTTATTTAATTTTAATGCAGGAACGGCACATGCTTCTCCATTCTTTTTCTCTCAAGGAACATTTAGCGCATTTGGACAACAATTCTTGAAAGTTAATTCAGTAAGTATTGCTATTAACAATAACTTATTAGATAAAAGATATATGGGCGGTCATAGAGATATGAAAGAGGGTATTCCTGCACAACGCTCATATGAAATTACTTTTGAAGCAGTAGTAACTGATGATTTACTATTCAAAGAAATGCTAAATGAAACAGAAAATACTACGGCTAACCGTGTAGTTTTTAACTTCACAAAGCCTGACACAAATGAAAGCATTACTTTAGAATTTAAAGATTATTTCCTTGATACGACTGAAATTACTATTCCTGATGATAAAGGGCCAGTTACTTTTAGTTCTACTATTAAGCCAAGAAACCTACATTCTTGCGTAGTAGTTAGCGATTATGTTCTTTTGGGGTGATTACGATGAGTTATACAAAAAGTGAAAAGAAAGCATTAGTGCTGAAAAGAAGACTAGAGGCGGAAGCAAGTAAGAAAAAACCGAAAAAGTCAAAGGCTGTTGAAAATACAACCGAAAGCACAGAATCAGCAGAATAATATTCCACCAACACCGTTTGTTTGTTTGTTGGTTAGAAGGTGGATAAAATGTTAAATGATAAAAAAGTTGTAACGGATAAAAGTGTATTATTTGCACTAACAGAACCTACGCTACATTATGTTAAAGTAGCACCCGAAAGTGATGAATACCTTAAAGTATGGGTTAAAGAACCTACTTGGCTTGAGGTAGATAAGGCTGTAAATAGCCTTATGAATATAAATGCTAAAACACAAAGCATGGATATTGATTTAAATGCCATGTTTAGATATATGGTTGAGAATTTCATAGTAAAGACTGAACCACATCTCGGTGTTGTTGATATTCTCAGATTAACCCCATATGTGGGTAATCAATTAAAAGAAATTTTACCAAATCCTCTTGAATCAATGTCGGGGGATGAAGAAAAAAACGAAGATTGAAGCGTGTATTGAGGGGAGGTAAAGCCGAACCCAAAGACGCTTCATTAATCGTGGTATATACCTTAGCGAAAGCATTATCAATAAGCCCCCTTGAAATATATAAAATGCCAGCCGAATTAGTTATGGATTTATTAGCCATTCATGGAGCAGTAAAAGAATTAGAATCAGAAGAAATAGATAAACAAATGAAAAAAAGGTGATTAAATGTCCGAAATAGCCACTCTAAATACCTCTATACTTGGTTTAAGTGGAACTATGGAAAATTTCATCAAATCATTAGGTAAATTTGAAAAATTTGCTGATTCAACTAAAGGAAAAGTAAAAGAATTAACTAAAGTTCATGATGCTTTAGGTTTAAAACTTGAAAATAACGAACTTGTTAGTAAAAGAACTGGGAATAGAGTAAACGAATTTGGTCAAGAAGTTACTAAAGTCGGAGACAAAATGCTCGCTTTTAATAAAAGAAGTTCTATTCTCAATGAAACTATTAAATCACTAAATAAAAGTAATGAAAGATTTAATTTAGGAATGAAATCTTTCAAAGAGTATCAAAAAAGAGGCGGAAACTTAGCGGAATATTTAGCGGAATTTATTTCTAGTTCAAGAGAAGAAATCACTATTTTTGGTGTTGAAGCGGCTAAAGCCCGTAAAGTCATGTATGGGTTTTTACCGCCTGGAATGTTTAGAATGCTGAATAAAGTTTCTTCAACCCTTCAATTATTTGGTGGTCAATATAGAAAATTAGTAACTGATTCAAGTGCTGCTAAGGAAGAAATAGAACTTTTAACTGAGGCATTAAAGGTTGCTACTGACGAAACAGAAATTAAAGGATTACAAGAAAGATTGGCCGATTTAGAAACACCTGATAATTTATTTACTAATCTCTTTAAGGGATTTAAAAAAGTAAAGGGTCTTTTAGATAAACCATTACCTCTTAATTTTGACCAAGATGGAATCAATGAAATGGACACATATGCTCAAAAAGCCAAAGCATTGTTCATGAAAAATTTTACTCTTACATTAACTCCTGATAAAAAATTAGAACTAGAAAGAACCAAAGACTTAATTAAAAGTTTAAAGAAACCAATACAGGTATCAATGGACGATTTGAACAAAGCAAGAGAGCAAAAGGGAAGTCTTTTGGGTATTGATAGAAGTGAAGTAAAAAAGGCTGAAAAGGAATTGATGGAAACTAATAAAAAATTAGCCGAAGTAGAAGCATTAAAACAAAATGTTGCTATTTCAAGCCCTACTATTGCTATGAAATTTAATAAAGAAATAAATGAATTAAAACAGAAATCTATTGACTTAACTTCTAAAATGCTTGATGAAGAATCAAAATATGAAATTGCTCTTCAAAAAGCAGTAGGTGATGCTAGTGATTTTGACCCTAATATTAAAAGAATAAAAGATTTAGAAAAAGCACTTGCTACTGAAAAAGAATTAGAAGATGAAGGCAGAAATGGAATAAGAAAAACTTATACAGATTTATACAGAAATTTAGGTGAAATGCAAGAGGCATTCAAAAAAGGAGTGGACAATTCTGAAGCAATTTTACAAATAGAAACTTCTATTGGTAAAACAGGTTCTTTAATTTCTGATGCAGAAAAAACTATGGAGGCTTTAGTATCAAGAGCAGAAATGTTCCCCGATAATCCTGAATACTTTGATAGTGTAGTTAAACAACAAGAAGTCATAAATGAATTAATGGAAAGACAGGAAAATTTACAAGGGGCTTTAATTTCAAAGCAAGCCGAAGGAAAGGGATTAGATAAACTAAAAAAAGAAATAGTAGAAAATGATTTACTAATTGCCCAAAAAGAAGAGTTTATTATGTTAATGGAAGAAGAAGTAAGATATAATAAACAAAAAATAAGTGATGCAAAAGAACTCCTTGCGGCTGGAAATTTAAATAAAAAAGCAACAGAAGCAGCATTCAAAGAAATAGAAGAAAGAGAATTAAACATTTCAGGTGCATTCACTAATATACAAGATGCCGAAGAATCTATTGATACTGCAAAAGAAAAGAATGTTGAAGCAGAAGAACAAATTGAAATATTAAAAGATATGAGGGAAAACTCAATAGATAAACTATTAGAAAAACACCCATTCTTTAGCGGCATCAATAAGTTAAGAAAAGGATTAAAAAAGGTATTACCCGCACTCGGACAAGCATTGAGAATGTTTATGATGGGCTTCTTATATGTAAGCATGGCAATATTGGCTGTATTAGCCCTTGTTAAATTATTTGGCCCAATCATAAAAGAAACCATAGCCAGTATAATAACTGTTATTTCTCCTATTATTGGATTTATTATCGGAGCAGCAAGTATGGTATTTGAAGGAATAAAAAGTATATTTAATGCATTCTTTGGTGATGGAACTTTTGAAGATGCTATTGACGGATTAATTAAAATTGGTTTGGGGCTTCTTGGAATGGCAATAGGATTAATAGGAGTTGTTTTAGGTGCTTTGGGAACTCTTATTCTTGCAGGAGTTGGAAGTTTATTTAAGAGAGCATTAGGTTTCCTCAAAGGAATGCTTAAAAATACCAAAGCATTCCTAAAAGGAATGGCTGTTATATTGGGTATAGCAGCAACAATTGTTGCTTTAATTATGGGTGCGCCAGTATTATTTGCATTAGCCATAGGTGTTGCAGTATTTAAAGGATTTAGTATTCTAATTAAACCTATTACTAAGGCTATTAAATATATTAAAAAGAAATTTAAAGATTTCTTAGACATTTTACCATTTGCCGAAGGAGGAACAGTCAGTAAAACTGGAATGCAATTAGTTGGAGAAAAAGGCCCAGAATTAGTTTCATTACCGAAAGGCTCAAGAGTTCATACAAACAGTAGTTCAAGAAAAATGCTTGCAGGTGGCGGAACAAGCAATACTAATAATATAAATGTAACTATTAATGCTAAAGATACATCAAGAGCAGAAATGGATAGAATAGCAAAAGAAGTATCAAGAACAATTACAAATAGTATTCAACGACAGAATAATACTAGCAATTTGAGGTGATAGAGGTGGACGCACAGGAACATAATGTATTTTTAAAATTACAGGCATTTGATGAATCAGATGGATTATATATTAATACCATTCCTCTTAAAGCGGAATCAGTTGATTTCTCAACAGATAAAACAATACCTGCGTTTCCTATTCCTTTATCGGGTGCGGTTACTGGTGAATCCACAACAATTGCTTTAGATTTAGGAATGTCTAATAAAAGTATTAATTTAAGAGGGGTTATTACTGACCAAACAATTACTAAAAAGCATGGAGATAATACAAAAGTATTAAATTTTACTGCCCATGAAATAGCACAAATGATTGCATCAGGCGTTGATTCAACAGGTCTTGCAGAACACCAAGCATTTAATGAATTAGTTATATTAATGCCTTCAACGGTAGATAAAGATTATAACCAAGTATCATTACGACAAATACCATTTACCTATAAAAGTAGAGGAAATGCTTTACTATTAGATAATGCAAGAGTTCCCTTGCCTTTGACATTTCCAGACTCTATTACAGACAATGGAGTAAAGGGATTTATTCGTTCTTTTGGTTTTACTTTTAGTGGTGAAACAAGGTTTATTGAATTTAATATGGATTTCCAAGTAGCAGTAATTCTTCCTTAAGGTGATATTATGTATGATGTATTATTAGGAAAACAAAGAGGACTTGTTTTTCCTATAATGTGTAATGGCGGAGTAGTTATTGATTATCACGATAATGTTCCCTCTTTTAATAGTGCGGTTGATGATGTTAGCGAAAATATAACTGAAGCACATATTGGTTATGGTTTGTGGGCTAATCAAGGGTCTTTTACTTTAGAAGCAATTATTACTCCATATGACATAAATGGATATGGAAAAATATCAAGTGCTACTCAGCCTACTATTGCTAACAGTAAAAAAATAATGCCTTCTAATGACCATCAATCAACAACTACTGATTATCAAAGTGAAAGATATTTACCAGTAGCAAATAGAAATGATTATGAAATGACTTTGTTTAGCAACTATGACTCAACTAATAATCCTACTTTTTGGTTTGGCTTAGTTAATACTACTTTACATAATGAAAATCAACCAGCAGAATATAAATTAAGAGCAGTAATGAAAATAAATAATGTAACTGAAACTTTTGATTCTCCTGTTTGCATTAGTCCTACATATTTAAGACGATTTAAATATAACAACGATAATTTACAAACTTTTGATGAAGATGGAATGGGAGGGTATCGCTCTATTGGCTCTATTGCGAGCCATACGGCTACGGATTTTACGGCTGACGCTGATGGATTCACGACTACAAATCTGTTCAATGGAGGCCGTTTAGAGGTCTTCTATCGTAGCGGATTTTCGTTTGAATCGCTCGGCTTTATCACGGCTAATTCATCAACCACCATCACCATAAACGCCAGTTTTTCAGGAACTTTAGCAAGCGGAAGTGAGTTATTTATTCGCAGTTATGCAGAACCCGAATACATAAACGACCAATTTCATGTCGCTTGTGTATTTAATTCCACAACAAACTCAATTACTTTCTTTATTAACGGTAATCAAATTTTTACAAATAAACATACACAAACAACTGCTTTTTCTTTTTCTCCTAATGATTGCATGATAGGTCAAGCCTTATCCCATAAAGGATTTAATACTGCTGATATAAACAAACAATATATGGGAGAAATACATGAAATGAGTATGATGGATATTGCAAGAAAAAACTTTGTAGCAACATTTAATTTATTACCAAATTATGAAAATGTTTTGTTTTATTATAGATTTGAGGAGGTAGATTTATAATGGCAATAAGAGTTCTAAATAAAGGAGAACTAACTCCTTCTTCGGCATCTAATCAAAATACCTCAAATAATCCTATGGTTCATTGTGATAATTTAGTTTCTAGCACAAACCCCTTAGCAGTTATTATTTATCCTGATGATACTACTTCCGAAACAATACAAAGAATTGTTTTAGCAGCAGATATGCTGACAGACTACTCTAATTTAGAAAAAACAGAAGGTAATACATTAAAGGTATATGATTCTTTTTCGCAAGAAGGAATTGATTTAAGTTCATTAACTGATATAACAACTCATCATTACTTTGTTATGGTTCATTCTGATAATCATTTATTGCATCATTTTGCTAAAATTACAGAAATACATACTACTGACGCTTTTGGTGATAGTATAAAATTTGAACCGAGTTTAGGTAATGAAATAAATCATGGAGTAAAATTCAAATTATTTAAAGGGCCAGCAGTTAGTAGTGATTTCATTTCAATCGGTTTAGGAATAAAGAAGGATTTACAAAATTCACTACAAGTAGCCCGACCTTATTTTTGGTTTAATAGAGATGTGAATGAATTAGAAAGCAATACTAAACATTTTATTAGAGTTAGAGAAATAACAGTCGGGTCATCTTTGAATCTATCAACAAGCAGTTCTGATACAACATTCTTAGTTTCTCAAAACTATGCTAATGAAATCAAAGACTATGGTAAATTTACTTTAAAAACAAAATTAGTAGATAATTTGAGAAATTTAGATATTGAAGGCTTTACTCCAATAACATTTACTGGAGATATGCATGCTGTAAATCATCCTGATGAAATAAGAAATATTACTGGCATTAGTTCTGGAACTATTAATGATTTATTATATAGAGGAATAGTCAGAAACAATGTTCCTGATGGAACTTATGTTACAGAAATTTTAAGTTCTAATTCAATTCGTATTTCTCAAAATGTTACTGCGGCAGTTTTAACAACCTCCTTTACTGTAAGTCATTCTAATGAAAGCCATGCATTAGCATCAAATGATTTAACAGATTATGAAACTTCTTTCTTTAATGCAAGAAGAGACGCTGATGATTTAATTTTACCTTCTGCTTCTAATTATACATCAAGAGGCCCGACAAGATATTTACACTATGATTTTTCAAAAGACAAAGCAAATTATAGTTATAATGTTATTGACTTAAAAATTAATGAATCTATTAAAGGGAAAACTTCTTTTTCTGAAACACAGATTGCAGACATGATGAAAATATATCCCAATAAACTAGAATTACACAGTCCTATGAGGGCAAGACAAAGATTAAGTAGAGATAAGTTGAATAAATTTGTTGATACTGGTTTAAGTGTAGGAGCAAACGGAATGCTTACAGGTAATGATGGTTTGGGCAATCAAATAGTTTCTGTTCATATTGTAAATGTTAATAGTTATTTTACAGCAGGAGAAGAAATAAAAATAGAAGATAGATTATATATAATTTTATCTATAAATTCAGGAACAAATACTATTACCCTATTACAAGCAGATACTACTATTGATGGTTCACCTAACACTTATTCTCGACTTGAAACAGAATCATCTTATACAGATATTGGAACACCTACAATTAATGTGGGAGATTCTGTTTTTAGAAGAGCATATAGTCCTTTTAATAAAACTCTTATTAATAGTTTTGATTTAATTAGCAATAGGCATGAAGACTTATATTTAATTACTACTTCCCAAAATGCTACATATAATTATTTTAAATGTAGTGCGATAGATGCAAGTAATAATCTACTTACATTTACTGTTAATTTAGATAAATATTTAGAAGAAGGATTACATTTAAATAATGACTACTATTTATATTATGAAAAATTAAATGGAACAATAGAAGTATTAGACTATTATAGAACAGATGGACAAAGCATAATGAGAGTAGAGGGTAGAGACATTATGAGTAAAATATTGTCTCCTGTTGTAAATAATGATACTTTATTTAGTGAAGACATAATTTATTCTTCTTTTGGAACAATTAATCACTTAGAACAAATAGGGTTTGTTGAAGCAAGTTTCAATAGTCAAGTTATTAATATAAAAGATACTTCAAATGTTTCTGCTTCAATCACCTTAATTGCAGGAGATAAATTATATGTTCGTAGTAAATCAAACTTCTTTAAGCCATTAGGCACAGTTTTAACAGGCAATACAGGAAATCAATTCAATTTAGAAAGAGAAAGTAATGTTGAATGTGGCGGAGACACCTTTACAAATGGCGGTGTATTTGAATTATATAAAGCAGTAAAAAATGGTAGTCAGCCCGTTAAGAATTATATATTTAATAAAGCATTATCAAGTAATATACTGGTTGATTCAGTTACCTCTTTATCGGGAAGTTCAAACAAAGGATTATATTTTACTTCAGGAGTTTCTTTAAATAATTTAGGTAATGATGATACTCCTTTAGTTAATACTTCTTCATCAACTGATTCAAGAGCAATAGGTTATCATATAAGTAAAGTTAGCGGTGATATTGACGGTGCAGACTATCAATGTGTTTTAGGAGATGGAGCATCAACTGAATCACACGAAAATATATTAACAATAAATACTTTGATGGATTTTTCTGTTATATCTGTAAAAGAAAACGATGGCGGAAAAATAATAGAAATTGCTCCTTATATTCCAGCAACTCTAGGAAGACTAGAATCTAACTTAGCAAACAACTATGATGCTACAAAAACTTCAATTGGATTTACTTTAGGAGATGCTTTGATAACAGATTTACAAAATTTTATTAATGTTTCTAGTTCTGATAGTTCATATGTTGCACTTTCAGAATTATTTATCAGAAGAAATGATTCTGTATTCATTAATGATAGATTTGTTGGTTTTGCCTTAGAACAGCATTTATCAGAAAATCATTGTTTTATTGTATTAGATAGACAGGTATTTTATGAAACAGGTCAAACTGTTACAATTATTCATAATAGATTTGGTCTTAGTAAAGGAACATTAGGTGATGGCCCAAGTTCTGATAATAAAAATACTCATGAATTAGAATTGATAAATGTAGGACACTTACACGGAGGTAAAATTATTTCTAATGTGTTTGATTATGAATCAGTTAATGGATTAAGAACCTTTGATTTTGGTTTAAAATATAATGATGGTAGCGAAATAACTTCTTTTGAAAAGTTTGGTAATCCCAGTTATGCGATATATAGTCTTGAAAAAGGAGATAATACTAATTATGCTGCCAGTTATAAAGTTAATTTTCATAGAGATACTTATGCTAAAGTTAAAAGTAGATTGGTAGATTCATCTAATATTTATAACCATTTACCAATTGAAGGCAGGGGATTTTACACCCCTACTTATTCTAATTTTGATGATAAACAAATAGGAGTATCAAGCACCCTTCAAACATACGGTTATCCTTCTACTTTCCCATTTATTATTGCTAGTGGAAATGTCTTTTCAACAGCCGCAAACGCACAATTAGTCGCAGGTAAATTCAATACAAATACTTCTCAAAATATACAGATTAGGAAAAAATCGGTTGATAGAATGTTTTTATTTGTTAATTCAGATGAGAACCCTTACCATGAAAATAGATTAGACAGTTTGTGTAATCCTTTAAGAACCAGAAATATTTCTGATTATGGAATAGTTGGTTTATTGCCTCTCAAGAATACAAATACTCAAGATGACAATAATCAAGATATAAACACCCAAAGACACACTAATGTAGATGAAGAATATTCTTTTTCTAATATTGTTTCTTCTGATAAAAGCATAAATTCTTTAATGAATGTAGGTATTATGAGATTAACAGAAGTCGTAGTTGATTGGTCTTTTAATCAAATAGACCCCGAAGATATTCAAGATGAAATGATTACTGATGCGGCAGTAAAAGAAATTTTTACACCAACAACATTAGAAGAAGATGGTGTTGCTATTTATACTCAAGCAGGAAGTTATAATGTAGGTGGCGACCCAAACAGCATACAATTTTATAATGCTCCTACTGGCGGAAGTATTGTCAATTTCGCTTCAACCCTTGTAGAAGCGGGAGATGCTATAATTGCTGATGGAACAGGATTTTTGATTGGTTTTTGTTTAAACAATAACCCCAATACATTAATGTCGGATGCTTTGTTTGCTAATTCAAATAAAAGTGCATATTACATAGGTGAAGTTAAAAAAATTAAAAAGGCTAATATTGCAGGAAGCGATTTAAAAGGAAGACAAAAAGACACTTTTATGGGCTTTGATGATACATTAAGTATGTTAAGAACAGGATATTTCAATAGTCCTGCCCATACTTCTACACAAAAACAATTAGTTCTTGATAATCAAAATTCCCCCAATGAGATTCATGCTCATAGTTCAGGTAGCACACCTTCTGAATCATCAAGTTGGTTTGCTTTACAATTTAATGATAGTAGCGGAAATAAAGTCGGTTTCTTTTTCTGGTTTAATGTAGAAAATTCTGACGGTAATCAAATAGATACTATTCCAGCCGTCTATGCTAGTGATTATTCGCCTCATTCTGATGGGATAACATATACTTCTGTTGAAATACAATTAGCAAACGGATATAGTGATACTGATTTCCATGCGGCTTTAGCAACGGCTTTTGATTCTGTTAATTTAAGAACAAATCATGTTTTTGGTGGGAATGAAGCAAATGATTCTAATGCTGCTACTTATGGTGGAGCAACAGTTACTCAATTAAGAACAAAAAGAGCCGCACCAAATAATTTTTATGAAACTACTGCCTTACTTAATCATCACCCCGTTTCTACTGTTACTACGGTAAATGTAGATATTACCGCAGATGACACAGGATGGGGTGGTAATCCAAGTGCATATTACAATAAATGGAGTGAAATTCTAGGAGGGCAAATAAATAATTATGTTTCAATACCAAGAAAAGGAGGAACTTATTTGCCAGTTTCTATTGCAACCCAATATACTTCTACTCCTACATTTTATTCAGATATATTAACTAATATTGCAGGTTCTCCTTTATCTACTTCTTTTGCTGATATTTCTACAACAGATGCCAATGAGTTAAAATATACTGATTTTATACCAGTAGCACTAAGAGGATTTGTAATAGAAGACTCAAAAGGTAAAAAGAAAATAAATGCTGGCGAATCATTCCCTAAAATTAAATCACTATTTAGAAAAAATATTAGCAGTTCTCATACTATATTTGGTTTAACTTCAGAATATTCTACTTGGTTTAATAAATATAAATACTATATGGATTTAGGGGCAACAAAAGAAGAAAATACAGATTTACCAAATGAAGGAAATGGTTTAAAAATAGGATTTAAACCTAGATTAGATGCTTCTTTAGCGACTCTAATTTCAGGAACTCAAAGAAGTAATTCAGGAAATAGAATATATAATTATTCTTTTAATACTAATAACACTAAATTATCTTGGTTAAGAGATTTAGACTTAACTGGTTGTTATTTAGTTAGAGTAAGCGGAACTAATATTGATAATAACTATTTTGTAGAAGGCTTTGGTTTCGCTTATGTTATTTCACATGAAATAGACCCAAGCGATTCTAATAAAGTAATCTTAACTACTTCAACAAATTTAGGCCCGAATACATATAGAATATTACAACCTAATCATACTTGTTTTTATGACTTTACTCCGACTCAAATAAATATAGGCCAACTTTCAAGTTCCTATACAAAAAAGCCTAAAATAAATGAATGCTATGAGGATTCTTTGAAAAGCCATGCACTTGATGATGTAAGCATGGATAATGATAGTATTAACGACCAAGAAGCAATAGGCTCAATATATGTTTTAATTGACTTAACAGGTGATGTTTCGTCTGGTGATAAAATAATAAATACTAGCATGAGAAGAGAATTTTTCGATAATTTACCCACTACAATTTGTTTAAGTGACGGAGAAGAAACTTTCAAAACAGGAATGCAATCTAACAGTTTTAGTCTTACATTTGATAGTCTGAAAGAATTAAAAGGAATAGTTAGCCTTAGTGAAATAATTACTTTAAATGTAGGAAAAAACTTTAACAAAGATAGTAAACGATGTTTGATAGGGAATACTGTAAATATTGTTCAAGAATCTGAAGAACTGGCTAAAAGTTTATTAGAAAAAGAAAATATAAGTTTCACTTCTATAAATGAACCTAGTTATCCTTTATTTACTGCTCCTAACTTTCAAGGAAATGATTTGTTATCCGCTACTAGATTTTTATTAGGTAAAAAAGATAGAGATATTGAAGTTATTGATGGTAATTTTGTAATTGATGATGAAGAAGCAACTAATAAATATGCAAATGTATTATTATCAGAAAACAGTAAATATCAAATATATGAATTTGAAAAACAAAAAACGACCTTTTCTTTCTATAATGAAGTCATTGTTTATGGTAGTTCGCATAAATCAATTAAAAAAGATTTACGAAGCGTTAAAAAGATAGGAAGAAAAACATTGGAAGTGTTTGATAATAAATTGATTACTCAAGAAGATGTAGATAAAGAAGCAAGAGAACTATTGAAACTGCACTCTCAATTAAATGAGTCGTATAAAGTCACGGTATCAACAACGGGATTAGAACAAATAAAAAGCGGAGACATAATACAATTTGAACTTAAAAGAGAAAATGTAGATAGAGATGAATATATTATATTATCCGTAGAACATAGACTCTCTAATCTTATGGAATTAGAATTAGGAAAATATGCTAAATCATTGGATGATAGATTAGTAGAAATTTTACAGGAAACTAAAGATACTAAATCTCACTTAAGAAGTAAACAATTCGCTGAAAAAACAGAAACCATTGAAACCTTAGATACTATTAAAATTAAGGAAATAAGAACATTAATAAGAAAAAGAAGCACTACTGGAAATCCTCTCACGCTTGGCTTTGGAACAAATCTAAATACAAGTAGCGTTGAACTAGGATTTGAGGGTGGACAAACTATCACGATTACAAATTTAAGGGAGGAAAACATATGATAACTAACGAATTAAAAAGTTATTTGGCAGGACAATTAAAAGCAAGAATAGATACAGCACAGATAGGATTTGGAGGAAATAGCACAAGTCCTTCACAAAATACATTAGATGTTCCTAGTGGTTTTTCTACAACAATAGTTAAATCAGATTCAGATGAAAATGTTATTGAAGTAAAAGTCTCTATTGCTGGTTCTCTACTTACTGGTTCAGTTACTAGAGAAATGGGATTGTTTGATTCTTCAAATAATTTACTTAGTAGAATTAATTTTGAAGGAGTCGGCCCTTTTGCAAGTAATGAAACATTAGAGATATTTTTATTAATTGAGGTAGATTAAGATGACTGTAACAAACCCTAAATTTTTTGGACAAAGCACGACTGGAACTCCTAATCAAATAGAAGATTCCGTAGATTTCCCGCATACTGGTTTATTAAAAGCATTAAGCACCGCTTCTTCAGGAAGATATGCTTTATCAGGATTTAATATTACACCCGCAGGAACAACTGGAATTACTGTTGCTGCTGGAGAAATTCTATATAACGGTAAAGTTACAACAGTTAATGGTGCTTCTCTTACTTTAAGTGCTAGTCACACAAATGGCTATCATTTACTTGTAGCACCAAGACCTACTAATGAAGACGGAAACGGAGCAACTCCATTAACTTCAACCGTTGTTTTAAGAAATCCTACTGCTGCAAATAAAGTGGCAGAATATACTTTAGGAGATACAATTATTGCAGTTATTACTCATACTGGTTCAGACCCTCATATTCAGTATTTAACTTATGATAAAACTTCTCAAGCATTCAGTATTGCACATGATAATTCAATAGATGGAACAGGAACAACATATACCGAAATGGGAACTATTGAGGCTACTGCTACTGGGATAGTGATTCAACAAGATTCTGCAACTAACTTAGGAAACATACAAATTAAAAATAATGACCAAGATAGAGATATTATTTTCACTATGGACGATGGAGGCGTTGAAAAATCAATTACATTAAATGCTGATATTGCTACTGCTCAATTTGCTGACTTTAGTATTACTACAAATGGTTCAGTCACGGCTGGCGGAGTTACTTTAAGCGGTGGTGGAACAGTAAGTAATCATGGAAATAATAGAGTTATTACTTCAGGTGCAGCAAATACAGACTTAAATGCGGAAGCAAATTTAACTTTTGATGGAGCAACTTTAGCCGTTACAGGGGATATTACTGGAACAACTGTTACTACTACTGGTTTAATTACAACAAGCGCAAATAATATTTCTGCTCCTGCTGGTTCTGTTACTGGGGTTTCTATTGGTGCTGGAACAAACGGATTATCTAATTTAGGTAAATACACTCAATCACAACAATTAGCGGCTGATGCTGCTGGTGGGTATGGAATTACTACTCATGGTCATGTTGAAATATTACAAGCAATAACACCCGCTAATCTAATTGATTGTTCTAAAGAACACTATTATGTTGGATTAGATACACAAGCACAAGCGACTCATTCAAGTCAAGGAAACCCAATTTCACCCGCAGGAATAAGTGCTACAACACAATTTGGATTATTAACAAAAGCAAATGAAGCAAATAGGAATGGTTCGGCTGTTCAAGGAGCAGGTGCTTATCAATATAGTGTAGATGAAGTATTTGGCGGCCATACTTTCTTTGTAGGGATTCAAAGACCTGAATCTCATATAGGAGGAACAGTTAGTATTACTAACATTACTGCTTTTTATCTTTATGTTGTTGTAGGAAATGAATCTGCTGGTGACCCTTCATTATACGCAGAAAGAAGAAGAATGAATGGAGGTCTTTGGAAATCTGTTCATTCTCTTACTGGTTTTAATCATGTAGGAAATACCCGTTGTGTTAATATGAGTAATATACTTCTTGGTGGTCTTGCACAAACATCAACTTTTTATGATATTTCTACATCATTTAGCGGTGATTTAGATGCTATTTTAGTTAAACCAAGAGAAACAATTACTTTATCTTCTCTTGAAATAACAGGAGAAGGAGGCGGAACACACGGACATGATGTATTTCAAGAACAGGGTTTAGCACATTCATCAGGCCAAAATAACGGACAATGGTTTTTAAAAGGAGTTTCAGGAGGTTCAGGGTTTGCTCATGTAGTAAATATAACTGATGCTTTTTTGCATATTCCTGTTGCTATGACTGGAACAACTTTTATTTGCACAGGAACAAATCAAATACTATTACCTAATTCTCCGCCAATAGGAACACAATATTCTTTCTTAGTAAAAGCGGGAACAACTTCTTTAGATAGACCCGACATAACTACTGGCATTCCACCTGCTAATTTTGATTTATGCCCATCAGCAGTTCAAAGTGGAGGACAAGATGAATTTCATGAATTATCTTCGTCTGCTTCTTCTGCTCCATTGAGTATTGCTGCTGGTAATGGTAAAACAGTAATTTATACATCATCTCAAAATTGGGAAGTTATTGGGTGATTAAATGGATAATCCTTTGTTTCTCGTTACTAAGGGCTTAAAGGCTAAAAAGAAGCGTTTAGGCGGTGGTGGCGGTGGTGTGTTTCCAACAGGAAGTTCGCCCCATGAATTAGGAATTGTAAGTTTTACAGAACAAACTTCCTCACCGCCATTTAATACGCATACTATGGCAAGTGTTTTTATTAGAGAATCAAGCACAATTGACCCTTCAAATGGTAATATTATTGGCTTTGCTACTATAAAGGATAGTGGTGGAACAAATATAAATAGCATAAGTAATCCAGAAATAAATGTTGCTGATTATATCGCTACAATACTACAAGGAGAATCAGCCCCAAATACAGACGCAAATAGTTTCCCTCACTTAGCAGGAACTCAAATGGAAAGAGGAGAAATACAAATTTCAACTAATAATTTTACTGAAGATATATTTATAATATTTATGTTTTCAGGATATAATCAATCTGGTGCATTTAATCAAGGTAGTGGAAATGTTAATTTAGCAGTAAATACTAGCAATCTAACTATAACACCACAAAATCCAAATCCATTCAATATAGGTGGAAGCAACCCAATAACAGGTAGGGCTGATATTACATTTCATACTTCATTACTTTCAAGCCAACATGAAATTATATTAGAGTTTAAAGCAGATGCAATAGGAAAAGCGGGAACAGGAACAACGGCAACAACATCACCAATTGCAGGAGCAACAAAGGTTGGTTCTTGTTATCTTAAAATAGTCTTTACTGCCTGATTTAAGCGAACAAAATTTCCACTAAGGGTTAAAAAACCAAAAAAAAAGTTGAGGGGCTATTGCCCCCCAACGGTTTTTTCTGACCATATGCCTTTACAAGCCCTACATTCCCACAATTTTATTTGTTCAGTAGAGCCTACATAAAAACCTAAAAGTCTTTTTGCTACTGTATATTCATTACAGTAGATACATTTTTGCTTTAATCCCATGTCATCACTTAATGTTCTTATCTTCGCCCATTAAACGCTTCATGTATTCTTCAACGCTTTCATCAGTAACCGAAGTTCCACCGAAAGCAGCGAAAAACAGAAGCATTAGAACGACGATGAAAACAAACAAGCCGAACCATTCCCAACCAGTCATTACCATTTCACCTCCAAATCTAAATGTTCTCCTTTTTCAACCGAAAAGGCTTTTACAATTCCATTATTTTGTCCATACTGCCAAAGGTCATAGACTAATTGTGTATCTTTCATACAATATTCAACTACTTCATCATATTGTCCCATTTTCCACAATTTAGGTGCATCTGCACTATCCATTAACTTAGCATCATTCATAGTGCATTTAACAAGATTTTTTAATTGAAACCTTTCACCATGTTCTTTAAGCAACAACTTAGAAGTATCTATATATTTTTCTTCACTAAGATATTTATTAATACAGAATATATCCATAGAATCCCTAAGAATAGGTAAATCAAATGCAACAATGTTATGTCCTAATAATAGACCTCCTTTTTGCAAATGCTCATCTAAGTCATATTTGAGTTCTCTAAGAGATTTAACTATGTGTCCTGATTTAGCAAAAGAATTTACTGGTTCATCAACATAAACTGTTCCAGTATTACCATCCCAAGTAGCAACAGTAGATACTTGAAACATATGAGTATTACCGAAACCACCAATATCATACGACATATTTTTGGTTTCTAAGTCAATTGCTAAAATTGACATATTTACTCACCTGAATTAGACCAAAGTTTGCTAATTTTTTCTTCCTCTTTATCTACTTTAGGTTCTTCATCTACATCTGTTCTTCGCTTTAAGAAGCAAACAATCTGCTTATTTGCTACAATTAATTGAGAACAACATTCCCAACCATCGTCACCATAAGTATTTAATGTGTCAATAATTACTTTTGGCCCTTTTGCTACTTCAAATACTAGATATGTGTTTTCCCATTTCATTCGTCATCACCTTTTTTCAGTCTAATATATTTAGAACGACTAATATACATTTCTTCAAATCTATGTTCTACATTCCCAAAATGTCTGTAAATTTGTGCTTGAGATTTCTTGGCTTTCTCTTTAATTGCTTTAAAATACAATGTTTTATTGACATAACCTTCTTCATCTTTCTCCATGTTGTTATAAACATTAATAAAGACTGACTCTAGCGAATTTTCAGCAATACTATGTCGCTTAACCCGTAGGCTTCGCTCTAACCAATCAACCAATGTCATATAACATTGTCGGACAATCGTAGCCGCTTGACGGACATTATGCCCCGAAACATTGAATCTTTGGCTTTTATCTTTGATTGATGGAGCAGAAGCAACGCTACAAAGAACAGACATTTTAATGAGAATTTTAAGCAAACGGGTAGTAAAATTTGCTGCAATTTCAGCAACTTCGCCTCTTGTGTTCCAAAGATAGTTATTCATATTTTGATACTCTAACTTCAAAACATCATTGAAATCAGGAGAATAAGTCATAACATTGAGAACATTACCTCCAACTTCATTATATCTTTCTTCAACTAATTCGTAAATTTTGAAAATAGCATTAGCAAATCTTTCAACTGGTTGATTAACTTCTTCTAATGTTCCTGCTTTTTCGATTTGCTCTAATCTCATTTTATGCTGAATAAATTTAGGAACTTCCCAAACATATAAAAGCATTCTTTGAAGAACACCTTTTTCAGCCATTACTTCGTTTAGATTACTTGGAGGATAAGTCATAGCAATTACTGAACGCTCACAAAAACATTCCATAATTTTATTATCATAAGAAGTCAAAGCCTTAGATATTATCCATGATTCACCTGCCAATGTATTCATTAAAGTATTAAGATAAACAATTGCTTTATCTTGATGTTGGCTTTGCTTAAAAATACCAGAATATTCAAATTCATCCCAATGGGCTAATCCGCTTCCTTCAAGTAATCCAGCGTTTCTTTTTGGTTTCATTTCCCCTGTCCACTTTTCTTCAAAGGTTTCTTCATTAACTTCCATTACTTTTTCTTCTCCCCAATTACCAATCAATACTGAATCTGTATAATCTGTTATACCGAAAGTATCAAACTTTCTTTCCATAATATCATCAACATGAGGATTATCTGAATTTGTTTTTAGTGAAGGATGATTTCCTTTACCATTAATCAATTCAAATGTTCTGTTAGCAACTGGCCCAACAAAATTCCATAATGTTGATTTTCCTGTTCCGCTTGTTTGAACCCAACAAAAATGCACTCTTGAATCTTCAATGTTTCTTCCGTTTGGTATTTGTATAAAATCTTTACAGACCTGTCCTAAAATATTAAAGAAAGAAATTGCTGCTGGTATTTCATTATAATGAGATACTTCAACTGCTGAGGTTTGAAACTCTCTAACAATTGCAGGAAGGGCTTCGCTAAATGCAATAGCATTTTCTTCTAAAGCCTCCAAATACTCATCTTCAACTTCTTCTCCATATAGTTCTTCGTTATATTCATTACTCATATTTTCACCTTCTCTTCTGAATTTAATGTAGAGATTATTCTTTTGGCTAAGGTTTCTCCAATACCTTCAATCGCTTGTAGTTCAAACGCTGAACACTCGCCAATTTCCATAATAGAGCCATATTGTTTTATTAATTGTTTTGCTTTTTTAATTGATACGCCTTTAATACTGCTTAACAAATCTATTCTTAAATCATCTGTTGTAATTCTTTTAAATATCTGTGGTGCTATTGTTTCTCTTGTTAATGGTTTCATTTTACTTACTGCTGTTATTATTAGTGCCGCTTCTTCTTCCGTCTGAACCCAAAAAGGTTTAACATCGGTATCTAAAACGATTCTCCCTAATGCTCCTAAAAATTTATTACTTAGCATAATACTTCTAGTTCCTATTGGCATTTTACTGGGAGAGTGTTCAATTACATTCATAATTGCTTCTTGCATATCGCCATAAATAATGACGACATTAGTTTGATAATGTCTATCCATATTATCTATTTGTGTCCATAATCTTTTAGACATTACTGAACCTAAAAAATCGGTTGCTGATTTTGCTTCAAAACAAACATCATCAAAAATATAGTCGCCTATTTCAAGCCACTTTACTTCATGTTCTATCTTAAGGGCTTTTGCTTTTTGAACAACAAGTTTAGAAAGTTTTGAATTTTCTCTTGAATCAATTACTAGCATTTGAATACCTCCAACATTTACCTACACAAAAACCCTCACTAATGAGCCTATCACAATGAGGCGTATTATAGTTATTATAGACTGTAAAACGAGAATGCTTTTGAGTTTCATTCTTATCCCAATCAAGCCATACTGAATCAGAATCAGCAAAGACTCTTTCTAATTCTTCAACCACTAACTGATGAACTTTTTGTTTATCAGCATGGTTAGTCAAATCACTATAACCCGACAATAAATCACGATACCAAGATACAAGGTATGCTCTTGCTAAATGCGTGGGATTCTCTACCATAACCGCATTATGCAAACAGGGCAACATAGGCAATTTACCTACGCTTGAAGGCACAGAAACAGACCCCTCCATAGCCTCAATAGGGGGTGCTTTGGGAAACAAGACCTCATTTTTACCGCCCTTTTGGAAGGGTAAATGGCGAGGCTTAATAGACATTCTAAGTATTTCTTCAATATCTAAAGATAAATCATCAATAGTTAAAGGTATGCAATAACGAGCATTTCCTTCTCCATCAGAAGATGACATATTAACTGTATTTGGAACTCTTCTTAATCTTGTAGTCTGTCCTACCCTTTCATCAAGAGTATTGTCTTTTCCTACTTTCATAATTAGATATTCTTTTATCTCTTTAAAAAATGTTTGAACATCTCTCATTTCTTTTGTTCTTTTTCCAAACAAAAATAAATGAAAACCACGACCTGAGAAAAATAAAGTATGTTTGTAATCATTAGTAATAACCAATTCCATCACCTGTTTTACATCACGCCATGCTTTATCTAATTCGTCTTCATGGGCATCAAAATCTAAAAATATTCTATCAATAATTACGCTTGCTTCAACAGGCATATTTTCTGTAAAATACTCAAAATCATACACGGTTGTATATACATTTGTTCTGTTGTTGTGTGCTTTAATAAAATCAATGTAATCATTCCTTGTTGTCATCTTTTTTCTTCGCATTTGTGGAGCGTTTCTTATTTGACTCCCCGCCCATACCATTCTCGGATATTTCATTGACATTACCTCCAAAATTTACTGTTGCCGTATTTAGCATACTTCTAATAATTCCTGCTACATCACCCTGTAATGTAGTCATAATTGCTTCTCTCATAACATCTTCAAAAACAAGACCTACCCATCCTTCATTAACTCTAATACCTCTAATAATATCATATCTTTCTGGTAAAGATAACTCAAGATATATTTCTTGAGAAAGAGAACCTATTGTTTCTTTTAGATTAGATATTTCATTAAATGTCCAGTTTCTTGATAATACTTTTTGCTTAATTAAATCATTCATTTTATCACAACCATGTGTCTTCATTTGCAGCATCACAAATACCAAAGTAAGAACAATGAGAACAAGTCTTATAATAAAACTTAGTTTCAAAATGTTTTTGTTCATAAGAATGTATTAACTTAGCAATATTGTTCATAACCGAAGTTCGTGTTCTTTTCTTAACTGGTTCAACAGTAATATGATTAGCAACGGGATAATACCAACCCCAATGACTTACTTCTAAATCAGAAGTTAATCCATGTTTGGCTAAGATTTCTTCAGGAGCATTTTCAAGCATTAATTGATAAAATGCCATTTCTTGTCTCATTGAAGTTTTCTTCCAATCTTTCCATCCACCTGTTTTATATTCAAAAGGAATAAGTTTACCGTTTTCAATGAATACTCGGTCAATAATACCTTGAAGTCTAACAACATAATCTCTTTGTAATGGAAACTTCGGATTCGTATTTCTAGGGATAGTTAATTCACAATCAAACATTCTTTCGTTAATTATAGGTAAAAACTCATGTATTCTCCCTTCACTTTTTGCTTCAATAAATCGTTGTGCTTCAAAAGCAGCAACAGTTAAAGAAACATCAAAGTATTCATCAACGGGCATTAAACTTGTTGCATACTCCATAATTTCTGAATTATTCATGGAATCGGCTTTCTTAATATCAAATTCATCAAAAAAGGCTTCTCTATGATTATGTAATATAGTTCCTTTACGCATGGCTTCTGTTTGGTCTTGAGGTAATTTCTCAATATAACTAAACTCATACTTTTTAGGACACCAATTAAAAGAACCTAATGAAGACTTGCTTATCTTTAAGATAGGCTTAGAAGGGTCTTCAAATGCTTCTGCATCCCATTGATATGTAAATTCTCTCATTGACTTTAATCTTGCTTCGTATTGTTCATCTTTACTCATATTTTACCACCACTCATCAAGGCTCGTTTGTGTATATCCTGTGCGTATGGACGATATATCCCAACCCATCGCCTTGTAAATAGGTTCGGCTTTCTTTACTACTTGTTCAGCATAGTGCTTCCAATCGGGAGTATAACCTTCAAAATCCTTTTTAGTTATGCCCGATATGTATTCAACATCTTTTCTTTCTTGCGTTAAAGGATGAATAAATGAATTACAAAAGCCCATTACTTTGATAAATAAATAAGAGTCATCAAAATTAGTGTCATTTTTTTGCCAAGCGTATAAAACTCCAGCAATACCTGAACCAATTGAAGGTTTTTTTCCTTCAAGTGTAGTGAATTTGCTTGTTTCTGTTGCACATTTTTTACAGACAGAATGTTTTAGTTCTAAACATTCCTTCAAATGATATTTTGCTTTACATTCTGGGCATTTTACTGTGAATCTGGAAGGTCTTAAACGACTTCTCTTAATGATTGAATCAATATCAATTTTACCATTAAGAACATTTTGATATGTTTCAAAAAGATATTTATTGATTTCTGCTTGTGATTTTTCACCAACCCACATTTTAAGAACATTAGTTTGAACTTCCTTTGCTAATTTAGTTTCACTTACTCTTTTAGCAGTAAATCCTGTCATTGTGAACTTTGGCTCATTAAGCCATTCTCCATCTTCCCAAGATACTAAACCAGCATTTCTGTTCTTTGTTGTTCCTACACCTAATGCTGAAAAATACTTTTCAAATTCTAATACTACTGGGTGTTCTTTTAATCCCATAACATTAGGAAAGTGTTCTCTTACTGATGCTTCAATTTCTTTAATCGCTGTTTGAGCAGTTTCTACGGAATCAATTTGCACATAGATAGAATCGGTATGTCCATAAACTACTTTCATAATATCACTTTAACCAACTAAACATTATTCCTACTGGCTGATTAGCCATTTTTGCTACTTCTTCTTGTAGTTCACGGACACAGATTCTAAGATTACTATTAGTGCTATTTTGCTCAATTTGATAATCTAAGTCTTTTTCTAAACCGTTAATTCTTTGCTTGAGGGCTTTTATTTCCCTTTTTAATTCTTTAATTTCTTCTTTCATATTACCACCGTAATTATTGTTATAATGGTTGCTATGTTTACGATATTTACCATCATTAATATCTTATTTGACCTTGCTATCATAGCCAGCAATTCTTCTAATAACTCATTTGTTCTGTCCATCATCATTGTAATCCACCGAATCATTTAGAATTTTCACATTACCAGCAACCTGAACATTATTATTTCCAATTGCTATTTGCGAATTAGAATTAACTCCTTGTTCAATGTCTAAGATAATAGCATTACGCTTTAGATTATTCATCATCTGAAATATCTCTTTTACTTCTTGTAATGTTATTTCCCATGTTTCTTCGGTATCATACGATACTTTAACTGTTACTATTTTTGTTCTCATTTTAAATCCTCACATATGTTCTTCTTCCTCTATTCATATCTTTAGATATGATATTATCTTTACGATTCAAATACCATCCTATTGCGCTATTATCTACTACAAAAGTAGTTCCTCTTTCGGAAACTAACTGTTCTCTAACAGTAGTGGCAAGAAATTCATGACCTACTGGATATTCAGAAACAATTGAATCAATCCATCTTTTAACATGACTATTCATCCAAATCTCTCCTTATGTCCACATTTAGGGCATTCATATACTGCTTTTTCTTTTGCGGAACTATATCCATACCCTTTAGGTTTATAATATTTACAAACTAATTCTTCTTTACATACTATACATTTCATATTTTCATCTCCTTTGCCTTAAACGCTGCTAATCTAATTGCTTCTCTTGCACTTGCAGTAATTGATGCGGCTAAATTAACATTAGCCCAACCAAATCCTTGAAAGGCTACAATGCCGTAAAAAGAAGCCATTAATCGCTTTACTGCCATTTGATTGTTATACCACTTCGCATAATCTCCCGTTCCTCTTGCATCTCTCATAAGTTGTTTATATTCATTTCGCAGTTCCTTGAGTTCCAATACTGCTCTCGGCAATAAACCCAATTCATCGGTTTTAAAGTAAATCATTTGTTTTCTAGTAGTTTCGCTAAAATCTCTCGGTGTTAAGATATTAACTGCAAATTCTGTTGGTTCTTGGCTAATTGTTTCCCAAGATATATTTCTTGCAATCATCATTGAAGGATAAAGACCAGCAAAATCAAAGGCGGCTACATTCAAATGTAATCCATTTGTTTCTTCACTTAATGGGTCATAAATCATCGCACCTTCATATTCTTCTCTTTTATCTACTTTACTTCCTGTTGGTGCTATCCACCAAGCATTACGCATAAAGTAAATAGAACCCATATGGCTTGCATAAAAACAAGCATCAAATGGTGCTTTTAGCAACCTTTGTAAAGAAAGAATTGCTTCACTACAAAAGTTTGTTTCGTCAATTTCAACAATTAACTCAACATCTTTTAGAGCATACTCAAGATAAGTTTCTGTATCTTCTAACCAAGCACGACGATAAAATTCATTTGTGTCTGGAAACTTTTCTGATACTAATTTCTTTTTACCGAGAACTATTTCACCTATGTAATCTAAAGACATTGACGGTAATGTTCCTCTTTGAGAATCATTCCATTGTCTTTCAAATGCTAAGTCTAAAGAGAGGGTAATTCGTCCACCGATAGGTTGTTCAATAGGACTAAAACCATTCTCCGCATATGCAAAAGAAAATCCATCCTTTGTCTTTTTAATTCCTTTAATATGACCAATAGGAGACATAATACAGGGATTTAAACCTACTGCACATGCTCTTTCTAATAACTTAGGAATATCAGCAAAATTACCAAACCATGCAATTAACATATCAGGGTCTTTAACAATCATTGTAGTCATAAAGTCTTCAATCATATCCTTTTCACTATCAAATACTTTTTCTTTATCATGGAAATAGGTTGCCGTGTGATTCTCAGGAAACCAAGACCATTGATGATATTCTTTGTCATAGTTATCATAAACAACAATTGTAGTTAATTGGTCATGATATTCTCCACCTTGTTGCCATTCCATATCCCAATACCATTTACGCATGTTATATTCAGGCATTTCATGTAATTCATCTACACAATATCTAAAGTGTAAAGGAACATCTGCTTCATAGGTTTTACCAAATATCTTCTTTGCCTCTTTAATATCATTTGCTGAATCTACTAAAACTTTCTTTAGTGGTTCTTTATCAAGATTAACCCAGTCACCACGAATATAATCAAAATCTCTAGTAATATATTTAGAAGCATTATACGCTGGCGGTTCATGCGCTTCTTCATCCACATAGAAATAGGGTTGAAAATCAACCAATTCAAACTTTTTTTCACCATTTTCCCTCCATGATTTATAGATAGTTCTACCATCATTCATCTTGTTAATTATCATTATTATTCACCCATTTACTGTTGGGGCTTTTAGTAGCATTCTATCATTTGCAACTAATAAAAGCGGAAATTCATCTTTCATATAAACATTAATCATTTGGTCTTTTTCAAAGAAAGCATAAACTGGACTGCTAAATTCAACAGTCGCAGGTTCTCCCATAGGAAATACAGGAGTAATAGTTTCTTCGTATTTATTTGTGACATTTTCTCTTGAAGATACTGTCAAGAGATTTTCATTGTAATCAAATTTATAGACACCATTTTTAACCAATTCACAATTTTTAATTGCTGATTGTAATTGCGGTTGAGTTAGAGTAAATGCTCCCTCAAATGAGGATTTACCAAAACCAAACAATGTTTGCGGTTGTATTTCATATCTAACATGATTTAACATATTTTTAATTCTAACCAAAGCCGCATCACTTGGATGATTAACGACTATTGGGATAGAGGCTTTTTTATTTGCGCCATTGAGTGCAATAAAATCACCTACATTAAAAGTTACAATGTCTCCAAAAGTTTTCAAATAAGGTAATAAAGTAGTGGTATCAACCACACAAGTTCCTTCAACTATTCTTGTATTGATTTCTTCATCTAACTGAATATCAAGTTTCACAAAGAAAGTATTGTTTCCATTCCAAATACTGAGAGTATTATCCTTAATAATAAGCATAACATAAGAACCAAGCGAAGTATTACCAAAACCACTATTTGTGCTTCCTTTACCTTTAACTTGAATACTTGTTAATGCTTTACTTAGTTTATCACACTCTACTGTAAATATCAAATTGAACCCTCACGCAATTCAGGAATACCATTCCAAACTATATTAGGTGCTTTACCTTCTCTAATAGTCCATGTTTTACCTACTAAATTACCATTAGTTCTTGAACCGACTAATTGTGCAACATAGTGTAATTCACCTTTAATATTCTTCTTTTGACAATGTATCTCTTGTTCTAATTTTCCACCCCAATCTCGCCATGCAGGTTGGACTCCAACAGGAACATTATCTACATATTTTTCTGTTTCATGCGTAATAAAAATTACATCACATTTAAGTCTATAAATAGAAACCATTAGAGCCTCAAAGGTTTTATTTCTTGGCCCGTATTGATACGGCATCATTTTAGTTACTTTAGTAGGGTCAGGGTTTATTTTGTAAATACAACTATTAAACCATGTATCTACACCATCAATAACAAATATAGGGTTTTCTCCTTCTTGTATTTTACCATGCACATATTTTACAAAATCTCTTGAGTTTTGCTCAGACTTGTAAATATCTAATTTAGCATCAGAATCTTGCACTATCGGGTCAAATACTTCAATTCTTTCTGTTGCGTTATGGCAGGTAATCCATGTAGATTCAACGCCACTATCCCAATCAAGCACATATATTTTTCTATCAGGAAAATCTAACGCAAGACCTGTTTTACCTGTTTTTGGTTCTCCCCAAATACCTAAAACTAATCTTGGTTGTCTATCCTTTCTTTTGTTTTCCATTTGCTTTTTATGCATTTCCAAGAATGTTTCACTTGGAAGTGCATTACCACTTGAACTTGTTAATCCCATTATTTTCACCATTCCTCTATTAAATCTTCTTCATCTATTGCTAAGTATTGTCCTCTAATATCAGCCCAAGCCTGTATTAAGGTTTTAAGTGCTAATACATTCTCACATACATACCTTGCTTCTTTTGAACCGATATGTAGTTTAGTCCAATAAGTTCCTTCTTCATTGTCATTCTCTTTCCAAGTTATAAAATCAACATTGTATAAATCAACTAAATAACTATTCTTCTTTAATAAATATCTATTTCCTTTTAAATCATCCATATATTCACCCCCATTTAAGGGATATAGGCTTCGCACCTATATGACCGTCATTAACGCCAACGACTACACAAAGATTGATTACTCAATCAAAACCAATCAAAGTCTTCTTCAACTGGTTGTGCTACTTCAACTGCTGAACCATGCTTAATTACACAGTAAATACCTGTTGTATTGATAGTTACTGGTTCAACTCCTTCATCAGTAGTTCTTTGGCTAGTTCTTCCGACTACAATAACTGATGAGCCTATTCCAAAGTCAAGACCCAAATGCTCAGGAATCCAACAAGTAGTAATACCGTCGTTATCATAATCCATTTCTGCATTTAAATCAGTTAAGTTAATGATTCTATTACCATTTGAGGTAGGAATCATATTCATATTACAAACTGTTCCGTCTGTAATGACAAATCTTTCTTTAGAAGGCAAAGAAGCCCTTTCAAGATGTGCTTTGTTCATTTCAACCAAAGGAACTAAATGACTGCTGAAATTGTTTTTTAGACAATCTTCAAAGTCAAAGTTAGACATATCACGATATAAGTCGTTTTCAACATCCATATCAGTATTCATAGTTAAACTATCCACAGTCAATGTTTTTGCTCCATAAATGTCAGTTCCGTTAGAACCCAATACACAAAGGAAATGACACCATTCAAATGTGTTTGGTGCAAAATCAACTCCGCCTTGATTCTTATATGAGAAATAATAAGGCTTCATTTCGCCTGTTCCCAAAGAACCATAGAAAACACCGCTTCTTCTCATTTGTTCGGGAGGAAGGGGTTTTCCGTAATTATTGTTTTTGCCACCATTCATATAAACTGGTGTGTTATCCAAAGGAATAAAGAAACGACCATCTTCTGTTTCTTCTGTTCCCGAAGGAAGCGTGGTTAAAGTTTTTTCATTGTATTCACCATTATGGTATCTTGATACAATCCACTTTCCTAAAGCATTTTGTGTAGCAACTGCAACAATACCGCTTTCAAGGGCATTTGTTTCATTACGCAAAAACTCTTCTTTTGCTTTCATTCTGTTATATGCCATCATATCTCTTGGTGCATCCAAAGAAACAAAGAAACCAAAAGCAGACTTGTAAAAGGAATCATCGCTGTTTCCTTCTGTATTATTGTCATTACTTTGCGCCCTTCGTGTGTTAGCAACATAATTTCGCCATAGACCCTTAGCAATAGGGTTTGTTGTTTCAATGTTGTTTTCACGGCAAATTTCTTCAAACTTTGCCATTCCTTCTTCAGCACTCAAGCCAATAACTTCAGCACCTTTCAATATTTCGTTTTTCATGTTTTCATCCATATTTTCACCTACTTATCTTTTTTGTTTTGTTTTTTCCTACAATAACTGCCCTATTAACCATGAGGCTAATAATTTGGGGGTCATTGTATTGGAACGCCATTCGCTTTCTCCTAATGTTCTTAACATCTTGAATTTAAAATTATTATCTAATCCTTCTGAATTAATTACGGCATCATGTAATCCGACACAGATTTCTCTAATAGACTTACCATCATGCAAAAGGTTATGAATACTGTTCAAAGAATTAGAATTTTTATTTGTAATTGATATTAATAATTTATTATAGTCAGTTAAACCAATCGCTACTTGCTTAGAGAGCGTTGAATTACTGGCTTTAGCCGCTTGTAATTCAGTAATCGCCCTACGCATATCACCATTCATAGAGTATATAAACGACCCTAATTCATCTTGGGAGAAATGAGTTATTTCTTCACGCTTGAGAATAGAATTGATTACTTCTAACATGGCTTCATTAGAAAGTGGTTTGAAATGATAGTTTGCACATCTGCTTTGAAGTGCAAAGATAATTTTATTTCTATCATTACAAGTAATAATAAATCTTACATTACTTGCATATCTCTCCATGATTCTTTTAAGAGCGTTTTGTGCATCATTAGTCATACCATCCATTTCATCTAATAATACGATTCTAAATGGTGCATCACCTATTGTTCCGCTTTGTGCTATATTCTTAATAGTAGTTCGCACATTCTCTAATCGTCTATCATCAGAAGCATTTACTTCTACAAAGTTATCTTTAAAAGAATCACCAAGTATTTCTTTTCCAATAACTAATCCTGCTCCTGTCTTTCCATTTCCAGGATTTCCGAATAATAACAGATTAGGCATGTTTTTTTCTTCTATCCATGCTTTTGCATCCATTACAAAGTGTGGCTGTCCTATAATTTCATTTAGTTTATTTGGTCTGTATTTTTCTGTCCATAACATTTTTATTCCTCCATAAGTTTGAATTTGTTTCCTTGCTCCATCCTGCTTTTTCAAAATGCTTAAATCTCATTATTTGAGCAACTTGATTGCTTGTAAAAGAAGATACTCTTTTACTAGAGCCTTTTTTCTCATTGTTTTGTTTTTTAAGTTCTTCCATTATTTCTCTAACGGATAGTTCTTTGCCCTCTAATATCTTTTGTATTTTGGGCACAAGGGATTTACTTACCATATAAAATCCTCCAATGAAGTTTGTTCAACAATTACTGGCGTTGTTTTCTTTCTTCGTTTCTTTTCACCAATTTTAAGAATACGACACTCACTATTGTTTAGTTTCTTTTTTGCCCATTCTTTGAATGAAGGGTCTTTTAATAATTGATTGAGAACATCAGGATTTTTAACTCCTAATCTTCTTGATAAGGAAGGTATCTTAGAATACTTTCTTCTAATAGGCATTTCTAATCTACCTGCTCTATTACCACTATGAGCGTATGCTAACATCTCATAGAAATATCTTTGACTCCATCTTCTCTTTACTACCCCATCAACAAAAATTAATCTGTTCGGGTGCATATTTTCTGAAAGCCATGATATTATCTGAGTATCTGATGGTTTATTAAAAAGCAAAAGATTTCGAATCAATTCCCTATCCGTTGATTTAAGATACTCATAAACCAATGAATAAGTATCTCTTTCCCAAGAAAGAGGACTTACTGAATTTGGTGCTACTGATTTAATTTGTTCATCTAAATATTTTTTAGAACCTGCTCTTTTTACTTTACACATAGCAAATATATCTTTTGGAACACTTTTTTGATTAATAGAAGTAAGAACTACTTGTCCTTTATATTTTCTAATAATATCAAGTATTGCACTTTTATCAGGTTTATAGTGAACATCTTCAATAATAATTCCGTTCTCCACAGGAAATGAACCTACATCAAAATCAATATCATTTGCGTATAGAATAATTGGGTCTATTACAAATGTTTTTGCTTTTGTTGATTTTCCTGTTCCTGTTTTTCCTGTTATTAATATTGTTCTATTGTTATTCATTGTGGTTAATCCCATTAAATTACCCCTTTTAATTTAAGTATTCTATCAAGCCCTTCGGCAGTTCTATGTTTATTTTCACCAAGTATCTCAACTACCTCTCTAAACATTCCCCATTCGTTTTTTGCATCAGGTAAATCGGGAACTAATTCAGTTAATTTAAACAGATTTTTTACCCCTCCTATTTTAAGAATAGGTTTGGGTCTTGTTTTAGATTCTGAAACTTTCAAAGAAGAAGAAATCTGGTGTTGTTGTAAGGAGCGTTGAATCCCTTCAAGGAAAGGTAGTTCTGCTCTTATAATTAATTTTAGTTTTACTCTATAACCTATTTGAGAGTCTTTGGCTCTTTCAATATGAAAATCAACTTTAGATGCACCAAGCAAAATACCTGACAATATTTGCTTATTATACATATGAATTACTCCTATAAGTTCCTAAATAATCTGCTTTATATCTTAAATATTTTAAACCATCTAAAACTACCATTTTTATTTCTTCTTCAAATGCACTAAAATCTCCAGCAAAAACAAAAGAAAGACTTGAACCTTGATAAACATTCCATGCTACTGCCTGTTCCTCATTTATTGTATCAAAAAATATAGCAATTTTTCCGTGTTCTATTTCGTCAAGACCCAATACTAAACCTTTTATTATCAAATCAACTTCATGTTGTTTTAAATCTCCATAGATTACAAATGTGAAACTTGTGGCTAAGCCATAGTTTTCTATCCAATGTTGGATTTGTTCATCATTAAACATCAATCCTCAATCCTGCATGTATTCTTCATTTTCCTTCCAATAACCATTAGGAGCGTTATTTGTCTCAAGCCAAAAAAAGTGTGCCGCAGTTATCCGCTTGTCGCCCCGATTTATAGCATTTTCTTCTGCATTGGCTATGAGATTAGCAATTGCAGTTTCAACCCATTCACTAATAAAATACTTTGCGCTATTTGAAATAGTTAAATCTGTATTTTCTTTTATTAATTTAGTGACATTAATTTTGGTTGTTCGAGGAATTGGTTTTGGTGCAGGTTTCTCAGGAACTATTAATTGCCCATCAACAATGTAAGGACAGTATTTTCTCTCAATTAGTTTAGGTCTGCCCTGTTCATGTAAAATATTTTTTAAATGTGCATATCCATCACTATCAATTTTAATACATCTATATGTGGTCGTATCAATAATTGTCATTTGTCCTTGTTCAATCATCCTTTTCCCTCGCTTGTTTTAAAATTGCTTCAATCAAAGAAACATCAGCACCGTTTTGTAAATGTTTTAGAGCCATCAAAACAATAGCCGTAATTCTTTGTGCTTCCGAAGAATCTGCCGACCATTGAGTTTCTTTATATTGAAGGTTTTGAAGAATCTTTTTACGAGTTTTTCCTTGTTCAAGGGGTTCTCCTAACACTTGCGCCCTTCTTTGATAAAGACCCTCTAAAGCAAGTTTATCTGTTTTCATTCTCGCATGTGCGCTACCAATAAAAGAACTTGTTTGTTTTAAACTTAATTCACTAATTTTGAATGCTCTCCCACTTGCGTTTGTTATGTATTTTGCATTCCAATTTGCACCTTTATTTTTCATTCTAATCTCTCCACATCTTCTAATGTATTAATATCTGAAACAAACTTATCATCTCTAATTCTAACACATCTTGGGAATCTTAATCCTAAATTTCCTTCTGCATCACGACTGACTAAATCAGCCTTAACTTCTAAAACAACAACTGGTGAAACAAAGAATTGACCATCCTTAAATGATTCAACATTTCTCCTTAGTGTATTAGTTAAATTGATTAAATCAGAATCACTAAATCCAGTTCCGCACCAACCAACAGAATGAAAACCATTATTAGCCTTCACCCCTAACTCGTAAGTGCCGAATACACTTGAGCGTTTTCCTTCTCCATATTTTGCTGAAAGGATAACAACATCAAGATTTATTTGCGGAGGTTTATATTTAGCCCAATAAACGGAGCGTTTGCCTGATTGATAAGGTTGGCTTGCATCTTTTACGATGATTCCTTCAAATCCTTCATTGATTGCTTCGTGATAAAAGGCCATAATATCACCTTCTGTAATTCTGTGTGCTTGGTTAGGGAGGTTTTTCATACGGTCAAGTCTTTGAGTATAAGTTAAATCCATTACTGTTTCGTCATTGAGCATTAGACAATCAAAAATAACCCACTTAACTTTGACTCTCTCCATAGCCTCTTGAACATTTTTTGAGTGAACTCTTGTTCCCATTTGTTTATGAGGGGCAGGTGCGCCATTTTCCAAGATAGGATATATTTCACCATCTAAAATGGCGTTTTTTATGTCGTAGGTCTGAACAAGTTCAACAATATCAGGGAATTGATTAGTTACAATTTTACCCTTGCGATTAAAAATCATCGTTTTTTCTCCATCAATATGTATTTGGTATCTGTTTCCGTCGTATTTGTAGTCCACTACAAAATCAGTCGGCCACTTATTCATCGGAACTTCCTTAGCAAGCATAGGCTTGATGAATTTTCCGTAAGTTAGATTACAAGGAGGTTCTGTGCGTGTATCATAACAAGCACAAACAGTTTCAATTGAATTAAAATTCAAATGTTTTTTGACGATTGCTAGTTTCTTTCCATAGTGTTTAGCAATAATCTTAGCAACTGTTCCTTGATTAATACCGTTTCTTGGTGTTCTTAGCAAATATCTAACAAACCATCTTCGTTCATTTGCTGACATATTCTCAATAAGAGTTTCAACAACTCTAAATGAATCAGAATCAATTTTTCCACAATCTGATTCTAATGCTCTCTTTACTGATAATATACCTGTTTCTATTTCTGTTTCTGCTGAAACATCAATATGATATACTGCTTCGCCTAAATCATTATGTGCCGCAAATAAACCAGAAACTTCATCATCAAAAATATCAAATATTTTTGCTACCCATTTCATAGCCTTTGCTAATCCTAAATTGTTTGCCTGTAAAGTATCTTTATCTAAAATAGATAATACTAATCCTTTATTCTCAAAATTATCAAGACTTCTTGAAATCATCCCTATTTGTTGGGTTGGAATCATTTGGTCTGTCGCTTCTAACATTCTTGCCATTACTGCCCATGTCATTTATAATCATCTCCATATTTTTATTACAAGTTATTACCAGTTCTTTTAACAGGCGACTGATTTTCCCGTCATGCTTTTCAGCATAAGTCCACATAGCATTTGCTAAATAAATCCATTCATTCTTCTTCATTTGATTCACCATTTGGCGGTGTATTCAAGTTTTGAAGTAATCGTAAGAAATTAGACATTAATTGTTGAACAACAATAACTTCGTCTTGTTGTCCTCTTTCCATAAATCTATGCATCATATGAATTAATGATGCTTGAGTCATAGCGGGGGCTATTTTAGCCAAAGAATTATTATTATATATCTCCCAATAACAAACAAAAGATGCTCTCGCTAGATAATTACCGTTTGAAATATCATTATATCCCGCATTAAAATGTTCTAATGCAAGACCTTTCAAACGCTTCTTATTTTGTTTAGCCCACTCTTCAAACTTTTTATTGTTTGTTGTAATCAAATATAACTTATTACTCATAGTAATACACCACCTGCTTTAATTGGACTATTAGGCTGACCTCTCATTAAAGCACGAATAGCCTCCCAAGCATGATAAGGTTCAATGTATTTCCCATTATGTTCTTTGCCTCCTATATCAAGATTAAATTGGATTACCTTTTTCAAATCTTCATGTAATTCATTTGAATCTTCTGAATCTAAAAAGGCTTGTATTTTAGTTTTCTTTTCTTCCCATTCTTCTTTTGCTCTTTTATGTTTATTAATAATAGCCTTTAAATTGGCTTCTTCTAATTTTCTATCTAATTCAGCCTCTATTTGCGCCCATTGATGAAACACTTCATTATGTTCTTCTTGAAGCCAATTTACTAATTCATCATATCTATTCATTCTTTTCACCGTCCATAAATTCTCTCATCGCTTGATAAAATTTACCAAAACAAAGGTCAATATGTTCTTTTTGAACTCTACAACCTCTACCTCCCTTTGGAGGAACTTTCATTTCATCTTCAACATATTGTGCAAATAAATCAATGATTTTACCCGCACAAGTTCCAAATCTAGGAACTGCATTATTTCCATATTGTCTTTCTTCATTTGCTGCTCTAAGACTTACTTTAGCCTGAACATCACTCACTCTTTTCATTTAACTCTCTCCTTAATATTTGTTTTAATAATTCTGCTTCTTCCATATTCAAACGAATACCTTTATTTGTAGGTTTATTATTCCTATACCAACGAATATCCAAGACTTCAATATTCCAGTATTTGCCTCTTTTAATTTTACATTCCATGTTAGCATCACGGACAATAGTTCCTTTTACTTCTAATTCATCTGTCAGTTCATCCACCCCTGTTTGAATTTATCTAAGTCCTGTCTTGATGTAAAGTATCTCGGTGTATCTAATTCTGATAAACAATTTACAACCCAACATACACCACCTAAAGAAGAAATTTGGACAACTTCATATTGATTTCCATTTACTTCTAATACTTCACTTGTATTTATTTCAGGCACTAATCCATACTTTTTAGTTATTTCATTAGCAACATCATGTATATTATCAACAACATACTTTATTATATGCGCTCTTTGAATAGGAATCTTTGGTGCAACATCAAATTTAATTGAACCAGTCATATTACAGACTTTACATTTATGTCCTAAACAAATAGGGCATTGTATTTGTGCTTTATGCGGGGCAGGTAAAGTAACTGTAATTGCTTTTTTCATTTATTCATCATCCTCACACATTTTTCACAAACACCATATCGTCTTAGGTAATATGAATCAGTAGGCTTTATTCTTCTTTTACATCTATTACAATCCTCTATCATTTTACTTTCCTCCGTTCAATCCTCATTACATTACCATCTCTTACAAGAATAGTCATTGAACCGTCTTTGTAAACAATAGTCATTCTTACAATGTCTTTATCATCAAGCATATTTATTCCTCCACTAATACTGCTACTTCCGTTGAATAGAATAACTGTGCAATTGACATAGCCGCTAAGAAACTATTTGCAGTTACTTTAACAGGGTCATAAACTCCTGCTTCATCTAAATCACCATAAGTATTACTTAATGCATTATATCCCATGTTGGGATTATCTTTTCTCAGGGCTTTAATCTTTTTGCATAGAATATCGTCTTTAAAACCCCCATTGTTTTTAAGAACAACAAATGGTCGCATTAGAGTATCTTTAAACCAATTAGGTATATTTTCTTGTTGTGCAATATCAAATAATGTCATACCACCACCAAGAACAATACCTGATTCTAATGCTGCTTTAGTGGCATTCAAAGCATCATCAAGTCTCTCTTTAGTTTCCCTCATTTCCATAGAAGAAGAAGCACCAACCTTAATTGTTGCAACTCCGCCTTTTAATCTTGAAATACGAGATTTGATTCTTGCTAAATCATAACCTTTCATAGTTTTAGCAACATCTTTAAGACTTTTGATTCTATCATCTGCATTTCCTTCTGCTCCAATAAAAGTAGTGGTTTCCTTTGTAATAACCACTTTAGAACAACTACCGAAATCACTTGATGTAATTTGCTGTGCATTATCTTTACTTTCATGATTATATACTTTACCACCGACCAAAGATTGAATATCACCTAATTCATCAATTTGAGCATCACCGAAGTTTGGAGCAAGTATAACTGCACATTCAACAGTTTTGTTAATCAAATTCATTACAAGATTATTTAATGCATTAGACTCCATACCTTTACAAAGAATCAATAGTGGTCGTCCTTGTGTTGAAGCATACTCAAGCATAGGTAATATGTCTTTAAATGCTCTAAAAGGGATATTAGACATGAATATAAGAGGATTATCAAATTCAACTTTTCCTCCTTCTGTATTGCACATTAAGTGGCTAATATAACCTTCGGGAATCTCCATACCCTCTCTATGGATTAATTCAGTATTATAGTTATTAGATTCTTCAACGGTTACAATTCCATCTCTACCTACTATATTTAATGCTTCTTGAATTAGTTTCCCTAATTCTTTATCATTATTTGCAGCAACAGTAGCCACATTAAGAATATCCCCATCACTAATTTCAATTGTTCTTTTCTCCAAAGAGTTTAGAACTGCTTGTTTTAGACCATTAAGTGTTTGATTCATAGTATGAGTGGATTCATTATCAAATCCCATTAATGAATGACAAATAGCCTGTGCAAGAATACAAGCAGTAGTAGTTCCATCTCCTGATTTATCTTGTGCTTGACTTGCTAAGTTTTGAACCATTTGAACTCCCATTTGAACATAAGGGTCTTCATGGGAAATATACTTTGTAATAGTTACTCCGTCATTAATAATTACTGGGGGATTATTTTGCAAAATAACTGTTTTTGCTTGTGGCCCAAGTGTAGGTTTTACTGTATTTGCTACTAAATCAATTCCTTCTAGCAGTTTATGTTTTACTTCTTTACCATTCAAAATCAATCAATCACCGCCATTATGAAACTACTGTGAAGAATAGTAAAACCATTTACTTCTTGATACTTTTGGTTTGTATCAAAAATAACTTTCTTTCCTTCTATATCAGGAAAATTAGGACAAGAAACACAAGTGCCTTCTCCATCGTTTTTAATTTGAATACCAGAACTATTTGTTGTATCTTCAATTAAAATAATTGCATATTCACCAACTGCTTTCATTCTTCTTCACCGACTTCATCATTTGTTGCTACACGAACCCAACCTTTATTCATATTTACATCTACATAAGTGTAAATATGGGTTTTATGAAACTCATCAAGGGCTTTATCCTTTTCAGTCTTTTTAGACCAAGTAATTCCCTTGTTTTCTCTTGGTTCATTTTTATCGTTAGGATGGCGCAATTGATGTGCCTTTGTTCTTTCTAACAAAGTCATTCTTGGTTGTATTTCTTGAACAAAATCTGTTTCTCCATATTTCTTTTTATTTCTTCTCATTCTTCTTCATCTCCTTTCTTTACCCATGTTTGTGTTCTTTCTAATTCACCATTACGATAAATGTCTAATTCATTTGGTCTTGAATTTGTCCAAAAACCATAATGACCTGCTCCATTGTCAGTAAGTGGCTTACTACCAAGAACATATGCACTTTCCATTTGTGTTTCCCAAATAGAAACTGTTCTAATATCCGTTCCGCTAAAATAAGCACTACCGAATGGATGAGTATGAATCCAACATCTAATCGGCAAAGACATACCAATAGGCGGTCTTAATCCAAATTCAACATATCCTGCTGAACCAGTAGAAACAAAACATTTATTCTTTCCATCAATAACAACTTGAACTTCTAAATTAGGAAGTATTTCTGTTGAAGCCGCCCAAATAGCGGTATGGAAATCTTCATTGTGTTGTGCAATATCCAATACTTCTTCAAAAGGAACACCGCAATTTTCAGCATTATTTTCAGAAATTATTTTATAATGGGCTAGAATAGATTGTTCTGCCTCTTTTCTTTTAATTTCTAATTCTTCCGCCCATCTTTGGATTTCTTCATCAGAAGGTTCATAATCATTACAACAAGGATTTTTTCCTCCATAATAAATTAAATTACCACATCTTACGCATTCATCAGCACTTGCATTTTTACCCATTTTATTCACCCCTCATTCTCTTGAGTTTGTTCTCCAACTTAGCCACTTTCTTTTGTTGTTTTCGCAGTTTCCTTCGCTTCCAGTAGCCCATATTTCTGATTGCGTCCTCTTTTCTCTTACGCTCGTTAATGGCGTTAGCGGCCTCCATAAGCAGGTCAATATGAGAGGGTTCTGTGCTATCAATAATCAATTCTAAACGCTTTGCGAGTAGATAATAAGGCATTTCAAAGTATTCTCTTGCTTCATCAATTGACATGGTATGCCAGTTAATGAGAAGATAAAGGTCTTGTTCTCTTGTAAATTCAATTGGCATAATTTTGTTCAGCAAAGGAATATCAGGATTTTCTGTTATCTCAATAATCGTTTCCTCGCCTTGTGGATAAATCAAAGTGTGTTCTTTTGGTTCTGTTACTTCTTGTTTAGAATTTAGAACCTTAACATTCTTTTTACGAGGCTTTACTTCAACAGGAGTTTCAGCAGCCTTTAATGCAAGGATTTCATTAATCTTATCACATGCTTCTCCTTTTGTGTAATTACCCTTCATACCTTTAGCAAGAGTATTTACTTCTTTTTGAGTAGCATCAGGTGAAAGAGTTAATGAAGCCAAATAACGCAATTGTTTGCGTGTAGCATCTTCTTCTCTCCAATCCTCGGATTCATTTTCCTCAATTGTTTGTTGGATTATTTTTTCCTCAACTTTATCCTTTCTTGTCTTCAAAGGATTAAAAGTAGTAGGTTCAGGATTTAGCATTCTTTCAGCCAATGCTTGAATTTTTCCTGATGGTTTTCTCTTTGCTAAACAATTCTTCAATTGAACATCACTAAGTTTGTAATCAAACTCTTCTTCAAATGCTTGCTTTATTCTGTCAATAGTCATACTATTCCAAAGACAAGAGAAAACGAAATCAACTTTCTTTTGATTCCAATAAATCGGCTTACGAGCCGTTTTTCTTGTTCTTGGGTTTCCAGTAAGAGACTTGTATTTTTGAGCGATTGTTCCCACAGTTCGCTTAACACCAAATTTTGCTGACATTAATTCAGCAATCTTACTGTATTCTACTTTATCCTCTCGTTTTACCAAAAGGTATGCTTCTTGTTCTTTTGTCCATTTTGCCATTATTTTCATCTCCTTATGCGTTTATTACCATATATTCTTTTACTTGTTCATTATTAAAATATCTTTGAATCCATTGTGCGCCAATTCCTGCTATTGCTATTTGCATGAATTGAACACCATTATTTGTTCCATCCCATGAATCTCCTTGACAACTAAATGAGCCTTCTTCACCTGCCAAAAGCATATCATACATTTTAGGGTCTGCGTTATGACTCACAAGTGCCGCATTTCTACCTTGCGCTCGTAAGTCAAGCCATTTAAGACTTGTGTTGTATAAGGTTCGCCTTACTGACAAGTTATCAACACAACAGATTACCAAATCATAGCCTTCCATTTGTTTTTCAGTTAAAATTGGATATTTAGAACCAACCATAACCGATTTATATTTATTTGCTATTGCTTGAACCTTTAGTTCTCCAACATCATTAATATCAAAGTTTTGATATGTAATGTTTTTCTTTTCAACAGAATCGGGGTCAGCCACCGTAATGTTGTATAGTTCTACTTTATCTAAGAACTGAATCAAAAATGACCCAATTCCGCCTGTTCCTATAATTAATACTTTTCTCATATTTATTTCTCCTTTTTCTTATTTCTATTCTTTCTTTTTCTTTGTGTTTGGTTAGTTCTAAGCATTCCTGCTTTTGTTTTTTCTAACATGATTTTACGATTTGCCTGTTGTATAGGGTCATCTGATTCTTTCGGGATAATTCTAGGCTTTCTAACATCACCTGCTTTTCTCCTTGCAACACAATCAGGACACATACAAGTATCTGTTCCAATTATTTGTGTTCCTTTCTTTTCCATTTCCTTAATAAATTCATCAAAATTCATATTATCACCTTAAAACGATTTACCATGCATAAACTCACGACTTTTGTTATATTCTAACTTAGCGAGAATCGCACCCGCTATATCTAAATCTTTACCAAATGCGTAATCCATTATACGAATTACCGCATCTGCTAATTCTTCTTCAAGATTAGTAAATTCCATAATCTTATTTGATGAGGGATTACCCTCTCTTAATGCTTCTAATGCTTCACTAATCTCGGCATGAATTAAAGCCATTCTTTCTCCATCATTTACTTCTTCTTTCCAGAATCCATGATTAACTGCATTCTTATATACTTGTTTTGCTATTTTATTCCATTCTTTTTCAAACATTTTTACCACAACCTTTTTCCTTTGATTTCATGTGCTACTCTATAACCAATAAGTTCTAACAACTTCTTGGTTTCTAAATAAATCGTCTTTTCACTAACTCCTGTTTGTTTAGATATGGTTTGTCTTTGTATTGTAGGATGAACCATTTTATTTACGGTTATCCAACATATTGCTTCATAATAACTAGGAGACTTTGTATAATCTCCTTTCTGTTGAATTACTGCTTCAAAATACTCAAGAGTTTCTTCTGCTTGTCTCCTAAATACTAAATCTTCAGGAGCAATTTTTGCTACTGTTTTAATCAATCTGTATCTAGGATTGTAGGGGAGTTTCTTTGTTCCTGCAAATTGCTTAATCTTTCTAATTAGTTTCTTAGCACTTTTCATTGAATCAGGAAATTCTTCACTAACTTCTTTAATTGAATGTTGTGTTCCGTTTTCTAATAAAGCATAATAAACAACTGCCGTTGCTCTTGCTTCATAAGTAGTTCTTCCAAACAAACCTTTATTCAAGAAAAGAAGATATAATTCTTCTACTCTTGCTTTTAATTGCATTTGTGGTGCTACTTGACTTAATACCATATTACAATGATAAAATCCGTCAATTACTTTCTTTGGGAAGACACTATGTTTTCCCCAACGATTAAACTTATATGCTCCCTTTCCAGTTATTACTGAACCTAACCGACCATTATCCGATGAAGCAATATTAACACCGTTATCTACAATACGAACTGTTTCTTCAAACATTTCTGTTATGATAACCAACCCGCAAGATTTACAACAAACCTCGCCTAATTGTTCATCAAATTCTGTTTCTGTATTTCCGCATTCTTCACATATGTTATTCTGCATGCAAATCAATCCTATATTCATTGGTATTACCGATAAGGTATCTTTTAATTGTATTAACGATTGTAATTGTAAATCTATCATTTAATAGTGCTAATGCTCTAGCAGCAAATTGGTCGCCTAATGAAGAACCTTTTGCCATATTATCTATACAAATTGGCCCTTGCCATTTAGGTTCAGAATGAACTGTTTCATATATAGTTTCTTCATTTTCATCAAGACCTACTGCTTTCTTTTCTTTGACTGGTTGCCAAACATAAGTCGAAACCATTTGTATTTCAGACTTATATTTATTATTGGTTAATTTCCAATCATAATCTTTGCCTCTAACATAGAGATTCATTAAAACATCACCTTCCCACTCAGCCGAAAGCCTGTCAGGATATTGTTCCAATAGTTCATTAACTAATTCAATTGCCCTTCTTTCAACCAAATCATCAGTTCTGTTCTGTCTTAGAAATGCTTTCATTACTTCCACTTCAGAATCAGTAGGTGTTTTGCCGACTGTTTTTTCATATAATTCGTTAGGGGAAGTATCAACCCAACTTCCACGATTTTTATTGTTCTTATAATAATTACAGAATACATCTAACTGTTTAACAGTCATTGTTCCCCAAACACCATCACTAACCTCAATTGCTATTTCATTATCACCAATTTGCTGACAATTCAATCTAACTTCTATTGGTTCATCACCATCAGTTAATAGTTCAAACCAATGATAAGGCGCACGATTTTCAATACAATACTTGACATTTTCTGGTAATGATAATGTAGAATATAATGCGGTTAAAAGTTTTGAAGGTTCATTTTCAAAGCAAGACTTAAAGGTTAATCTTGCTAAAGCCGAAGCAATATTTGATAAATTAAAAGATTTACCATTTACTTCATATCTAATACCTTCTCTTGATAAGAGAACAGGACAACCATTAATCATAACTAAATGATTAAATTGCTTTTTAAATCCTCCCCATACCTTATTCTTAGGAGAAAGAATCTTTCTCCAATATTTCTCTAAACCCGCTTGAAGTGGGTCAAGTGCTGACCTATCATAACTAACATCAGTATCATAAAAAGTAAATGTTTCACAGGTAATTTCTGTAAAATAAAACTCATTAGAGTCGTCAGGTTTTGCTATTCTTATTCTTGCCATATTATCACATCATATACATATTAGATTTATCTTTATCGCAAGATTCGTGAATCTCACGCTTTATCTCATCAGGGATGAGAAGTTGTTTTCCGCACACCCTACAACGGGTAGCGATATTAGAGTTTTTTCTTTTATTTAAGACATAATTCGGGTCTTTTTCTTTCATTGGCATTCCTCAATCTATTAATATTTTTATTCATAATTTGACAGACTTTACATTCATGTGTCTTTGGACAATGTTTTGCATGATATTGCAATAATTTTTTTTGTTTATTAACTTCCTTTCTAAAATATCTATGGAAACCCATTTCAATTGCTTCAGGAATATCCCATAATGTTTCTAAATATGTTTGTGTTAATCTAAATATTTTATCTTTGTCATACATTAATGACTCGCAGACATTTATTGCTAATCTTACTTTATTTATAGACTCATCGGTGAGCCTACTACACATTTTTATTATTACTGATTCACACTCTCCATAATTTTTGAAGAGTTTCTTCATCTTTTCACTTCCCTATATTTCGCATTGTCCTCCCGCACAGGCTATTTCGCCCGATAGGTCGGTATTGTCTTGAGTTTCAACTACTTTAGTTAAATCAACTTCTGATAGCGATTTACTCAATTCATGATACTTTTCAGCATCACAGTCCTCAAATGGTGCTTGAGTGTATGTTCCTCCATCATAAGGTAAAACAGACAAACCATTGTAATAATGTCTATTTAACCACATCCATTCAGCGACTCTTTCCCATTCATTATCTTTAATTGAAATGGTGGCAGAAACATTATGTGTATTTAATCCATCACCATGTCCTGCACGAACCCAACGAATACTAAAGTTCTTTACACGCTCTAATAAATCAAATACTGATTCATGTCGTATAATAGCATCTTTAGGTGCTTTTTGAGGAACAGAAATAACTGCTTGTTCTGTCGGATTAAAGAACTCATCTTCTACTAATTCAGGGTGTTCCCTTGAAAGGTAGCCATAAATCGCTTCATTCTTTCCTACTCTTAATCTACGAATATAATAATCATTATGCCAAGCATGAATACCACTACTTGTTCCTAAAACAAGAGAAGTAGTTCCAGCAGGTTTTACGCATGTTGTTCTTTGAGCAGGATTAATACCAATTAACTTAGAAACCTTTTCATTTTCTTTCTTTACTTCATATGCGGCCATTTCTAAATCTAAATGCTCAACAATATTTGAAGCAATACCTGTCATGGAAACTCCTAACAAAGCATCTTTCTCAGTCGCTTTGCGCCAAACTTCACGAAGATAATGAAAATCAGTATAACCCGCTTGTAATGTTCCTAAAAACGCTGCGGCTGAAACTCTTGCTTCTAAATCGGCTTGGTCTTTTACATCAGAAGCATTAACTTCTGTTAAATTACAAAATTGATATGGTCGTAGCGCAATCTCACAACAAGGATTAGTTCCCCAGTCTTTATCGTTATTAAAATAAATTCCGGGTTCTCCGCTTCCAGACGCTTTAATTCTATTCCACAAATCCATAAAGAAATCTTTTGTTACTCTATGTCTAAGCAATACTGCTGAATTGTTTGCTCTACCCCTTTGCGGATTTGTTTCCCACCAATTACCTGATTTACAAGCAATCATTTCATGGTCATCTGCTGAAAATAAACTAATCATAGCGGCTCTCCTAATTCCACCACTAAGAACTGCATCAGCAATATGGCACATAATATCATGTGATTGAATAGGACTTAATTTAGTTCCATTAGGAATGTTTTGTAGTAAGTTCTCAATTAAAACTAAACACTTTCTTAATGGCTGACTTCCAGGTGCTTTTCCTCCAGAAGTTTTTAATAAACTTCCTTTAGGTCTAATATCTGAATAATCAAATACTGGACTTGATGTTCTAATACCAGTATAACACTCCATAAGAATCTTTACTGCATCAGCCCATCCTTCTATTGAATCATTAACTAAATATCTTCTTTGACGATTAAGATTAGGTTTATGAATCTCTCTCATCAAATCAACATGGTGTCTTTGAACAGAATAACCAACGCCCGTTCCACCGAGTAATAAAAACATAGCCTCACTAAAGGCTATATGTGAATCTATTGGCATATATGCACAATTGTAAACTCTATTTGGTGAAATTTCAATAGGTTTTCCACCAAACTGCATTGAACGCATAGAGGGCAATACTTTCTTTGGAACAACAAAATGCTCATAAACATCTCTAATATCTTGTTCTAATTGAGGATATGTTTTAATATGCATATCCATGTTTCTTTGACATATTTCACTCCATGTTTCTCTTCTTTCTAATTCGGGCTTAAACTTTGCATATTTCATATGCACCGTAATATCGGATAATATCTTTTTATCTGGGGCTTGTTCCATAATTAACACCTATGTTTAGTTCTTTTGGGAAGTTTGTCTAAAGTAGTAAAAGAGCAAATAAACTTTCTATTACCATCAGTAATCACCCACTCTTTTTCCATTAGAAACTTCCAGTTTATGAAGTCCTTTACGGCTTCATTTCCACAAGAAGATAGTAATTCATCTACCGATGAATAGACCTCCCCTGCGTAGTCTATGCGACTCTCACCGAGCGCATAAATATAACCCCGCTTGCCTGTTGCGAGGATAAAATTGTCGGGGTAAAAATCGGGCTTTACCACCGCAAGGTCATTTAGAATTACAGCATTATTGCTATATTTCCAACCCTTCAAATCTAACATGATTTGTAGGGCATTTTCGTGAATAAAATTAAGTAAATCGGGTTGCATCACCCAAAAAAGGGGAAGCCATTAGTCGGTAAAAACTAATGACTCCCCCTAATCGGGCTTGAAAGAACTTTAAGAATCAATTAATCCTCAAAGATTTCCTCCAACGATTGCAGGGGTTAAATCTACCGATTGAACCGTTTCCCAGTTAATGTTAGCAATTTCTTCTCTTGCAACCATTTCCCCATCAATAAAAGCCCAATGGGTAGGGTGGTTGTCAATTTGCTCAATAATGCCTGAAGCGTCAAGCATTAAGTCTGTGTGTCCTGTTTCATTTAAAATTCGTAGTTTAATCATATTATCAATCTCCGTTCATTCTTGCTAGTTCTCTCAAGTATATAAACAACCCTATTCTAAAGGGTAGTCTCCTTCTGCCAAGTGTGCAATAATTGACACACCAATTGTTCCTGCTACGGCAAATCCAGCCGTATATGCTATACCTTTCAATAATTTTCCAATCATTCATTCATCTCCTTTACTTCTTCAATTCGCTCAGTAAGCAACAAAAGAGCCGAAGCCCATAGACCGACAAAGATACCTAAATCTGTATCATAGCCAGCGTATATTGCAATACTTCCTAAAATAGATGCTATACTAGCACCCAATCCTATTTTTTTCCAATTCATCTTATTCATCTTATTCATCTCCTTTTAATTCACTTATTTTTTCACTTGCTTCTTTTTTGGTTTTTACAACCCCTTCATATCCTAAGTCTTTTAGATATTGAAGTTGTTTTTCTGTGGGCATATTTCTTTTCATAATGTCCACTAAAGTTCTCCTTTGTCTTGGAGAGAGAGTTTTCTTTTTTACCATTCTTTCTTTAATATCAACCAAGAAATCTGTCTCCCATTCATTTGAGGCAAAACTGGCATCAAATACAGGAATACCGTAATTAGCACAACCGTATTCAAATTCTTTACTTTGCTCTAAAAGAACTCTATTTGCTTTTGCTCTCTTTTCTTCAAGAGCAATACGCTCTCTTTCTAATCTTTCTTGTCGCCTTCGTTCATTAATTAGCCTTTGT